AGTAGCGAATGGTAATGAAAGGCCTAAAACATTACTTCCCATTGTTGTAAATAAAATGAAAAAGAGTGCTGTTAAAACGATTACAGAGAAGACTGATACAACATTAACTTTCTTGACTGCAAAGAAAACAACGCAACATGCCAAAGCCAATGAGATCAAAAAGTATAAAAATGTTCTTCCTAGAGAAACACCACCAACAGTCGAAGCAACAGTTGTAACAGCTAATGTTGCGTCTTGACCCACCTGATTTGTACAAGTTGACATAGAAACCATATGTATTATATTATATCAAATATTTTTTATAAAAAATCATAATTGATTAGTTAATGACTAATTGATTGTATCAAATCAATACAAGAAGACAAAGCCCCAAACAGTCATGTTTGTTTCGTCTGTCCAATCACAAGCATGTACATGCCCATTCATGATCAGCCCACAACTCGGTCTGTAATTCTTGCTCAAATCTTTTAACTTGTTTTTAGCTACAAAAGTAGCTTGTGAACAAGCCATAATCATCTTCGGCTTTTCCCCAAGTGCCGCAAGGGTTGGTTCAAGTTTGGCAAAAGAATCGTCGAAAGCTTTGTGCATTGGTACACATTGTTGGACACTTGTGATGTCATCACCTTCGATGTTTTCGTTTACGAAATGAACTGCAATTTTGGCGTCGTCTTCACGTGGAATGTAGATACCATGTTGAAGAACCTTGACACTCATAATGGTTTCAAAATTGTCACCACTATGTTTAACACCGTTCTTACCATCCATACAAGAAAAATTGAGAAAGTCATAAACCTTGTAAGTTTGCGACTCAACATCAAATTTCCAAGATTTCGTAACGAGATCGTTGTAATCATGTGTCAAAGGTTTCTCCGTAATTGCGGAAATGAAAATACAACCCGTTCCTTGCTTCAAATCGGAGAAATCTCCAATTTCTTTTGCTTTGGACACTGGATCAATAACAACTGGGTTGTCAGGATCAAGAACTTTCATTTTCAAAGCATTGAAATCACCAGTAACCCCGCTAGAATGACCATCGTCATAAGCAGGTGTGCTAAGTGATCCCTGCGTCAAAGGTACAGACGATTGACGTTCCATGATTGGAAGTTGAGGTTCCCATGTTGCGGGAACTGTCTTTGGTTCTTCCATTTTGGATTTCTTCGACAAAGGCGGTGCACTGGCTTGAAGCGCTAACGATGGCACTTTCAAGTACTGATCAAAGTGCTTCTTCAATCCGTAGTTTTCAGTGTTACACGTTGGACACTTGTTGCTCTGTTCTTTCCACTTTTGGTAACAACCAGAGCACAAAATGTGCGTACACGGCATCATGTAGAGCCAAACGCTTTCAGATTCCATACAAATTGTACAAGATACTTGGAACTCCTTTTTCTTATTCAATTTAGAAAAATCCGTAATAGATTCTTCTGGAATCTTTTTTGAATGTACCGAACCAGAGCAATGCAAATGCCGAATATTCCATGTTTTTCCTTCACGATAGAAGGCAAGATGCCGACTTTCAGGAAGCAATGAAACAGTAAATTCATCACTTTCTTGATCTTTTTTCAAAGATGTCAAAGCCAAAAGGTCACTACAACCTCCACAAACATTGTCAAATTTCTCAGACATACTATACAATAGGTATTATGCCTCCTCATATTTTTTTCTTCAATTATGGGGACTTGCCAGTCTCCATTAACCCCTGGGCTTCGCCTACGCGGATGAATTTTGTTAAGGTTGTGGAAAACTATTGGCGTTTGTGGTTTATGAAATTAAATGTTGACAAATTATAACATTTTTTTTAACAATATTTGTCCACGAAGGTGGAGAAGGGGGTCTACGGGGGATGAATGCCCCCGTTTTGTAAGAAAAAATAAAAAAATGAAATCTCAAGAATAAAAGATTTAAAAAAATATTCATTATTATATAATACACATTATGAGTACTAATTTTACGAAAGAATTAAATTCTCAAAGTGGATTGGAAAGTGTTAGTGAAATTCAATTCAGTCTTTTCAGTCATGATATGATCGATAATGGTGCCGTTGTAGATATTAATAAACCTGATACATACAATGGTCCCATTCCAACACCTGGTGGTTTGTTTGATACTAAGATGGGTACTATTGAAAAATATATCCAGTGTCCTACGGATGAACGTGATAGCAAAACTTGTCCTGGTTATTTTGGTCGAATAGTATTACCTAAGCCTGTTTATCACCCACACTTGATTGGATATGTAGAAAAATTGTTGAAATGTTTTTGTTTTAGGTGTTCTACACTTTTGATTAACAAAACGGATCCGAATGTTTTGAGAGAACTTGATGGATTGGAGGGATCGCATAGATTGGACAAGATTGTTTCTTTGGTTAGTAAGGTTAAAAACAAGGAGTGTGTTTACAATAATGGTTGTGGTATTATTCAGCCAAGGAAATACACTCGACTTACTATTGATAAAATTCAGGAGAGAGATTGGATTTTTAAGATCAATGCAGAATTTAGCGAGAATGCGTTTAAGGATGCAAGTGTTCCTAAAGATCAAACATTTACTCCAGAGATGTGTATGAAGATTTTGTCAAATATTACTGATGAAGATTTGAAGTTTATTGGTATGCCAGTTGGGTTGAATAGACCTGAGTGGTTGATTGTGAAGAACATTCCTGTTCCTCCGCCAAATGTTCGTCCATCTATTAGGCAGGATAATAATCAGAGATCTGAGGATGATTTGACTTTCTCTTTGTCTCACATTACGAAGCAGGTTAAGACTCTTAGTGATAAGATTCCATCTGGTTCGAAGAAGGATGTCTCTGTTATGCATGGAATGTTACAGTATTACTGTGCCACTTACATTGATAATGAGATTCCTCATGTGAATCCTTTGAGTCAGAGAACTTCACAGAGACCTTTGAAAGCTTTGACACAGCGTGAGAAAGGTAAAGAGGGTCGTATGCGTTGTAATATTCAGGGTAAGCGTGTTGATTTCTCAGGTCGTACTGTTATTTCTGTAGATCCTAATATTAAGATCGATCAGTGGGGTGTGCCAATTGAGATTGCAATGAATCTTACTTATCCAGAGATTGTTACCAAGTTCAATATCAACAAAATGTACAAGTTGATTCGAAATGGGCCTAATAATTATCCTGGTGCTAAGTTTATTACAAAGAATTACCGAGATGAAGCTGGAAATGTTAATCCAACAGAGTACAGTTTGTACAATACTAATTTGAAAAGTATTACTTTGGAATATGGGGATGTTGTTCATAGGCACTTACAAGATGATGATATTGTGTTGGCTAACCGTCAGCCATCTTTGCACAGAATGAGTATGATGGCTCACCGAGTAAAGGTGATGCCTTATAAAACATTCCGTATGAATATTACAACTTGTAATCCTTATAATGCTGACTTCGATAAACTTCTCTGTCGAAAACAGGAGGCGTGAAAAGCGTGTTACCTCCTAGTTCTTTAGATCATTGTATTGATCTATGGAGCGAAACACCTTGATGCTGGAAACTCCTAAAGCCTTAAATTACCACCTTTATTTGGAAACTTATAAAGGGAACTCGGTTAATTGCCGAATTGCCTAATTGGCATGGTCATAATATTTAAGGATGAACAATGGACAATCAGCAGTGTTATTACCTAAGTTCGTTTTGATTAGAATATGGTAAGCATTCAGAGACTGAACGGGTGTTGGTTATCAATAATGAGTTAATCACTCTAGATGGCTTAAGATACAGTCCGGCTCATACCGAAAGGTATGAGACCACATCGGGAGATGAAATGAACATGCATGTTCCACAAAGTATTATGTGTAGGGAGGAGTTGAAGAGAATCGCTCTTGTTCCCACACAATTGATTAGTCCTGGTGACAGTAAGCCTTGTACACCTATTGTACAGGATTCCATTATTGGTGCTTACTTGATGACTCGTGAGGACAATCAGTTTACAAAAGATAAGGTTCAGAGTTTGATGATGTTCTATGATAAGTTTGACAACATCTTTCCTGAACCAGCCGGCACTAATGAGTATGGTGAGGAGTATTGGGATGGAAAGCAAGTTTTCTCAATGATTTTGCCAAAGATTACCATTAAGACTAAGTCTATTGAGGTAAAGAAGGGTAATATTGTTAATGGTTATTTGCAGAAGGACAGTTTGGAGAGTGATACTGCTGGTTTTATTCAGCAAATTTACAATGCTTATGGTACTGAAGAGGCAACAAATTTCTTGAATAATACTCAGGATTTAATTACTAAGTTCATGGTTTGGAATAGTTTCAGTATTGGGTATGGTGATTGTATTCCTACGAAGGAAACGAGTGATGAGAATCATATTTTGTTGGATGACACAATTGAAAAAGCTGAAAATACAATTAGACAAGCTCAAGAGGGAGTTTATGCTCCAACTTTGGACAAGAGATTATTGAGAGATAAGTTGGAAGCTGATATCATGAATACTATGGGTGCTGGAAGTGAAAGGGTTACTAGTAATATGAATGAAAAAATTGAGCTTGAGAATAATTTCCTTAAGGCTGTTAAGTCTGGTTCTAAAGGTAAGGGTTTCAATATTGGTCAGATTTTGGGTAGTGTTGGTCAGCAAGCTATTTGGGGTGAGCGTGTATCTAATGGTTTTACTGATAGAACATTGCCACATTTCAGTAGACACGATATTAGTCCAATGGCCAAAGGTTTTATTAAGCACTCTTATTTCGAGGGTTTGGATCCAGTTGAGGAGTATTTCCACGCTATGTCTGGTAGGACTGGTGTAATTGATACTGCTATTAGGACTGCTGATTCAGGTTACATTTCCAGAAAGTTCATTAAAGCCACAGAGGGTTTGATGGTTAACTATGATGGAACTGTTCGTAATGAGACTGATGTTATGCTTCAGCCTAAATATGGTGGTGATGGTTATGATCCAGTCAAGTTGGAGCGTGTTCCAATAAAATTCATTGAGTATGACAATGATACTATGGAGAATATGTATGGTTATGATGATGTAACTAATAGGAATTATTGGTTAGGATTCATGACAGAAGAGGCGGTTGATGAGTTGATGAAGACTGATAATTTGGAGGAGACCTTGGATCAGGAATTCGATGAACTTTTCGAGAACCGTGAGAAATTGAGATATGAATTCTGTAAGAGTTGTGATGTCATTGGTAAAGCCTCAACTTATGTTCCAGTTAATTTGTTTCGGTTGGTTCCAATCATTATGGAGGATTTCAATATTAAACCGTATAGTTTGAGTGACATGTCTCCACTTTATGTAATTGAGAAGGTCAAACAGTTGTTTGAGGACATTACTAAGTTGTACTTGGAGAAGGAAGATAGTCTTGAGCTTCACAAAGTGTTGTACCATTCATTCTTGGCATCCAAGAGAATCTTGAGTGAGTTCAGACTTAACAAGGTTGCTTTTGATTTCATGATTGAAAAGGTTAGATTGAAGATCTACAATTCTTATGTAGCACCAGGTGAGATGGTTGGTGTTATTGCTTCACAGACTTGTGGTGAGAAATCTACTCAGTTGACTTTGAACACTTTCCACGCTGCTGGTGTTGGTGCTGGTTCAAAGGTTATTACTGAGGGAGTTCCAAGATTGAGAGAGATTATTAGTATCACCAAGAGTGATAAGATGAAGGTGAAAGGTATGGAGATTTTCCTTAAGGAACAGTACAGAGCTGATGAGAGTGAGGTTGATATTATTGGTAGTAAGATGATTTACACCAAGTTGTCTGATATTGTTGTCAGGAGTGACATCATGTATGAGAGTGATCAACCAATGAGTGGAAAGGAAGAAGAGGAGTTTGTTGTTATCTACAATGATTTCGCTGACTTATTCGATTTGGGAAATGCTAACGAGGGTTGTATGTCTAACTGGGTTTTGAGGGTTTTGTTCGATAAGGACAAATTAATGAACACTGGTATCAGTGTCTCCAAGATTCAGGAGTTGATCTACCAGAAGACTGGTGATGATGTCAAATGTGTCTTCAGTGATGATAACTCTGATGAAGTTCTTTTGAGGATTAACATCATGGAAGATGAGAACAACATTGAGGCTATTAAGGAGATTGAAAATGAATTGATGGGAATGACTATCACTGGCATCAAAGGTATTACGAATGCTTCTGCTGGTGATGCTAATGTTATCGAGTACATGAATGATGGTTCGTTCAAGGCTGGAAAGGAGAATGTAATTTATGCAGAGGGATCTAACTTGAGGGATGTCTTGGCTCATGACAAGGTTGATAACACAAGGACAGTTACTAATGATATCAATGAGATTTATGAGATCTTCGGTATTGAGGGTGCTCGTACTCACATTATCAATGAGTTGATGACGGTGTTCGATAATGGTTTGAACCCAAGGCATGTTGATTTGATGGTTGATTTGATGACATACAGAGGTGGTCTTATGCAGATTGATAGACATGGTATCAATAAGAAGGATGACTCTGGACCAATTTCAAAGGCTTCTTTCGAGGAGATTATGAATGTGTTTGTCAAGGCAGCTGTCTTCGGAGAAAAGGATAATATGAAGGGTGCATCCGCTAACATGTTTGTTGGTCAGTTCTGTAAGTCAGGAACAAATGCATTCGATGTGTTGCTTGACACGGAGAGTATTATCAACAGTGAATTGGAGAATACTTATAGTGAGTATCTTGATGTTGAGAAGGATGAATTGGAGACTGAAGATTTGGATTCGTTCATTACACAGGAGTTCAGTAAGAATAAGGATGTCACTGAGGATGACTTCAAGTTTGGTATTGATTTGTCAAACATTAGTGGACAGAAGGTTGAGAAGGTTGAACTTCCAGATATTGATATTGAGATTACGAAGAATAACAATGTTGTCAAGAACATCACAATCGAAGGTGATTTAGACAATATGAATATTGATGAGGATTCCGATGAGGAACAAGGATCCGATGAGGAACAAGGATCCGATGAGGAAGAAGAATCCGACGAGGAAGAAGAATCAGATGAGAACAGTGATGATGTTTTCGGAGATGAGGAGTTTGAAGAACTAGAGTCTGATGAGGATGAAGATGAACTAGAGTCTGATGAAGATGAATCAGATGAACCAGAGTCTGATGAGGATACTGAGTAAAATAGATTATAAAAGTAAATTTATACTTGTTCATTAAAATAAGGATTATTGTTTTCATCAACAATACTTTCAAGACCTTTTTTCCGGACACAAATTAATACAACAAAGAAGCGAGCGGATCTTATGAATACTTCATGTTTTGGTATAACATTCCTAAAATTATTTTTAATTAAGTCACAAAGCTTCTTAAAAGACAAAGGCATATTAGTATAGCGTATAACTTCACGCTTAAATACATTAATCTTTTCATCATGTGAAAATTCACTCCAGTTGAGAACAGGTGGTTGAAAACAATTAATTGATTGCGTTTTGATTTTCATATTTAACATTATTTTATTATTATTCTAATAAAATAATTATCATTTTTTTTTTTCAAATTATATCCCTTTGCACTAAAAGTGTTGCAATAATACCAATTATAAGCCCTGCGACAAGAAAATAAAATAAACATTTAAGAAGTGTACATATTGATCTATTTTGATTTTCTCCAGTTCGTTGAACTATTTGTCTTACTTGAATAACAACATCTTTATTTTCTTTTTGACATATTGGACACTGTGTTCCCCACTCTTTTTTTAACAAATCTAAACATTCGTCGTGAATAGTATAAATACATTCACATTTTGTTTCGTTTTTTGGAAATGTTTGATAATTTTTATTTTCATCACAATTGTTACAACAAACTAAACATTCTTTTTTATTCATTATTCTTTATAAATGATAATCTTTTTATGTTCTATGATTTCGATAATTCTATTAAATAATTTAATACACTAGATTCATTCATAAGACTAGAATAAGTAGCAAGTAATCCACAAAAAAATGATAAATACACAGCATTTTTCGGATGAAACAAATTTTCACCTTTAACATTTTCAAAAGCTCTTTTGATACAATCTCTTTCCATAGCTATATCCCGAGACATTACAATATAATAACAAAAATATTTTACCAATCTCGATTTTAATCTCATTTTAACTTTATATTCATCTTCATCCCATGGATAACATAACCAAATAATATATATTTTTGCTAGAGAATTAGGTCCATCAAAAGGAATAGTTGGAACACCACTGTGAATGCAATCAAAAGATAATCTGGTTTTAGATATTAATTTATAGTATTCCATATTTTCTTTATACTTTTTAATAATCATTGAGGATATTAGAATTTTAAATTTATTTTCGTTCCATTTATCTATCATTTTATGTAAACATTCTTTTTCATATTCAAAATATGTATGTCCATATTTATTTAACTGTTCTCTACTTATTGATATTAGTTAAGATAACCAAATATATATTTATATTAAAAATTAAAAATCATTTTTTTTCTCGCGTTTATTATAGATGAAACTAACTAACAAACATGCAGTCATCACATCTATTAACTATCCAAATACCAGAGCTGAGCTTTACGGTTGTATTAACGATGGTATCCACATGATTCAATTCATTAAAGGTAAATTACGTTACCCTTCTAAAAATATCCGCTTTTTAAATGATAAATCATCAACCCCAGAGCAAAACAGGCCAACTAAACAAAATATTATAGATGCACTTAACCAAGCAGTCGACAAAGTTAATAAAACAACTGAACCAACCGAAATTTGGATAGGTTATTCAGGACACGGCACACAAATTAGTGATAAAGATGGAGATGAAGTCACCGACATTTATGACGAAGTTATTGTTCCATCAGATTATCAACAATCTGGATTTATTGCTGATGACACTCTTTTTGATATTTTAAACAGAATTAATAACGTAAAATGTAAAGTTATGGCTATTTTCGACTGTTGTAACTCTGGAACCATGTTGGATCTTAAACATAAATACATCAATGGTTCGAAACACAAAGTTGAAAATAAAAATGCTCATCTTAAATGTAAAGTTTACATGATTAGTGGTTGTAAAGATTTCCAAACAAGTTCCGATTATTTTGACCACGAAAGCAACAAATATGGAGGGGCATTGACCAATGCATTTTTACGTGAAGTTCGTCCAAGAAATGGTATTAAATTTATTCCACTTATTAATAAAATTAGAAAAAACTTGAAAAAAGATAGATTCACTCAAGTTCCACAATTAACCACCAATACAAGAGTAGACGGTAATACTTTTCTTTATAAAAAAAACAAAGGTGGTTTTACACTTTTTTTCCAAAAACTTAATAAAAGGGAGAAAAGGCGAAGAACTCGTCAATTACATATAAGAAGACGGAGACAAAGACGTATAAGAAGACAGAAACAAATAAGATTACGAAGAGCAAGAAGACAGAGACAAATAAGATTACGAAGAGCAAGAAGACAGAGACGTATGAAGAGATTAAAATTGAATTAAAATAGATTGTAGACTATATGTTTAATCTTTATTTTTCTTAATTTTGTACAATTTTTTAACCTTTAATGTGGCCAAATCGAGACCTTTAACATTAAAAGTTAATTGTATCTTTTTTGGAATAGTAAATCTGTAGATGCCAAATTGCATAACATTTGCCATTTTGGCGAAAACTTTTACATCACCTAATAATTTCTTGGATTTCCTCTTGGCATTCTGGAATCTCCCATAATCCTCCAAAATACTCAAAATAAGTTGAAGAGCTTTGAAAGCGTAATCATTTGGAGCTTCTTGAGTAAATTGAGGTTGGTTCAAATTGGAAATAACGAAACTAAGAGGGATATACACATGATCATCTTTGTCGATGTCAAGAGGGAAGCTTTTGTTAGTTGGTATTTTAATGTTTAAGGTGTCTACGGAGTAACTATGGATTTTGGTGATACAATTTTTAATTTTGTGTTTGACCTTTTTTGTTTTATAACTATCATAAGCATCATTAAAAAAATTTATAATATTGTTACAATGACCATAATTTGATTTAGGCATAATATTACTATATTATAATCCGATATTTTATTTATTATGAATATCGTGTAATGTTTTAATTTGTCTTAAAATTTTGCCGAGATCGGATTTGCGAGTTATTTTGTAAGTTTGTTTCACATATTCTGTGAAAAACTCATCACTAAATCCACTCACCTTGTAAATATTAATAAAACCTTTGATATTCTTCAATCCTTTTTTCTTGAGAAATTCTCCATTTCTGACTCCAGTGAGTTTAGTTGGTGATTGATTGAGGATATTTTTATCGAAAATAGACATTCTCGTAAATTCTTCCAAATCAACTGCTAACTTTTTCTCCTTAATCAAAATAGTGAAAATTCGTGCTAAAACAGTGTACAAACATTTTGTATCGTATTCCGCCGTGTGAAGTTGGTCGTTGCCTTCTTCTTCGACACCTGCGACCATTTCGTAAAGTTTTCCTAATCCATAACTATGAAGACCGTCCAAATATTTTCTAATAAATGGAAGTGAGTCGAAATACATGATGTTTTTCAAAGGTTTAATACCAGCTCTGTAATACTCACTCTCCAAAATCAACTGATCAAAACAGAAGTTATTGTGAGCTGTTAGGAGAATAAGTTTTTTATCATAAAAAGCGGTAAGAGACGTATTGATTTTTTTAAGAGCATTTTTGATATCAAGAGCGTTCTTTTCTTTTAGAACTTTTTCATCGATTTTATGTATATGGCTATTTTCAATTTTTTTGCCATTACTTGGATTTATGTAGATATGTAAAATAGTTTTTTGAGTGGCGTAATCAATAAAACACACCTCTAAAATCGAATCAGTTGTAACTTTTAATCCAGTACTCTCAATATCGTACAAACATATTCCTGTATTCTTGTTATTTTTCGACATACTAGATTTGATGAATACCGACATATAAAATATAACCAGATAAAAAGAAAATCACTTTTTAACAAGAAGTGATAACCCTTCGACAAAGTTTGTGTTTGTTATAACGTTTAATGTTTTGGAGCTATTTGCCTCGCCAATTTCGACTAAGAACTAGATAAATGACTGATCCAACAATCCCTGCGAACCCAATAATACATGACGTTACAGTTATTGCCAGTTTTACTGTTGGATCAAGCGTTAAGTTACCAATAATAATTGCGAGAATAATAAAAATCATTCCGCCTGAAAATATCAGTCCAAAAGTCGTTAAAATTTTTTTAATTTATTGTGATGTAGAATGTACTTCTCTTTGATTTCCTGTTTCAATATCGTTTGACATTTTGTCAGCTTATATTATGTTTTATATGAGTTCAATTATATATTTTCATTTTTTTTTTTTCAAAAAAAAAAATTGATTTTTATCTTTCTTATTCTTTAAATAATTATAAAATAAATATGACAGCAACTAAAAACACGTTGGAACTATTATTGGAAAAATATTCCAATAAACCATGGAATTGGGATGAAATCTCAGTGAATCCCAATATTACAATGGAAATTATTGAAAAATATCCAAATAAACAATGGGATTGGAAGGGGATCTCAGTGAATCCCAATATTACAATGGAAATTATTGGAAAACATCCCAATAAACCATGGGATTGGTATGGGATCTCAGTGAATCCCAATATTACAATGGAAATTATTGAAAAAAATCCCAATAAACCATGGGATTGGAAGGGGATCTCATGGAATCCTAATATTACAATGGAAATTTTTGAAAAAAATCCAAATAAACCATGGGATTGGTATGGGATCTCAAGGAATCTAAATATTACAATGGAAATTATTGAAAAAAATCCCAATAAACCATGGGATTGGAAGGGGATCTCAAGGAATCCCAATATTACAATGGAAATTTTTGAAAAAAATCCCAATAAACCATGGGATTGGGTTGGGATCTCAATGAATCCAAATATTACAATAGAATTTATTGAAAAATATCCCAATAAACAATGGGATTGGTATTGGATCTCAAGGAATCCAAATATTACAATGGAAATTATTGAAAAAAATCCCAATAAACCATGGGATTGGTATTGGATCTCAAGGAATCCCAATATTACAATGGAAATTATTGAAAAAAATCCCAATAAACCATGGGATTGGGATGGGATCTCAATAAATCCTAATATTACAATGGAATATATTGAGAAATATCCAAATAAACCATGGAATTGGTATTGGATCTCAAGGAATCCAAATATTACAATAGAATTTATTGAAAAAAATATAGATAAAATCAGTTTCAAAAAAATATCAGGAAATAAGTTTATATTGCAAAATAAATTGTTAAATGAAAGTTGTAATAATGATTTGGATATTTTGGTTGAAAAAGTTTCTAAGATCGTTAGAAATCTTATTGATGAAAATGATGATTTAAAATCTAAATTGGAAATTATTAAAAATGCTTTTTAAAAAAAAATTGATTTTAATTTATTTTAACTAACATGAATATTATAAATTAAATATGGTTGAAACAAGAAATACATTGGAACTATTATTGGAAAAATATCCCAATAAACCATGGGGTTGGGATGGAATCTCAAGGAATCCTAATATTACAATGGAATTTATTGAAAAATATCCAAATAAACCATGGGATTGGGGTGGGATCTCAATGAATCCAAATATTACAATGGAAATTTTTGAAAAAAATCCAAATAAACCATGGGATTGGTCTCGGATCTCAAGGAATCCTAATATTACAATGGAATTTATTGAAAAAAAATTAGATAAAATCAATTTCAAATCCTTATCAGGAAATAAGTTTACATTGCAAAATAAATTGTTAAATGAAAGTTGTAATAATGATTTGGATATTTTAATTGAAAAAGTTTCTAAGATCGTTGGAGATTTAATTGATGAAAATAATGATTTGAAATCAAAATTGGAAATTGTTAAGAAAGCCATTTCTCAATGAGTCAAAAAATATCTACGTTATAATAATGAAGAAGACTAAGAAGTATGTCTATCGTGTCGAAAAGAAAAATAATTTTAATTCAAATAATAAAAACAATAATAATGGTAAGAAGAAAAAAACCAAACCAAAACAGTTTATCTACCAATATGCAAACGGAACGGTATTAAGTAATGACGAAACTTTAAAAAGAATTAAATCAATTGGTTGTCCACCTGCTTGGAGAAATGTTGAGTTAAATCCAAATGCAAACGCTGAACTGGGTTGCACAGGTTATGACGTAGCTGGTAGGAAACAGTGGAAATACACGCGTTTGCATGACTTAAGAATAGAAAAAGAGAAATTTTGTACCCTAATGGAATTCGGAAAAAAACTACCTGATATTAGGGCAAAATACCAAAGAACACTCGCTTCAAATGGTGAGAAGAACATGAAAAAGAAGATGATTGCATTAATCTTGAAGATTATAGAATCTTGTAACTTTAGAATTGGTACAGAACGTTGTCGTAAAACTTACGATTCACACGGAATGACTACTATTCTCAAAGAACACGTAGATCTCAAATCAAATGGATCAGCAATTATCGATTTCATTGGCAAAAAAGGTGTTAGAAACTTCTGTAAAATAAAAGATCCCCAAGTAGTCAAGCTATTAAATGAAATTAAGTACAATGCTTCTAATAAAGAGAAGATTTTCAAATATCAAAAAAATCGTTATATTACCTTTTTGGATATTAATGATTATCTACTTGAATTCGGTAACTTCACCTCCAAAATGTTTAGAACTTGGGCTGCAAACAAATATCTGTTAGAAGAGTTAGAAAAACAACCTATTGAAGAGAAAATTACTAAACGTAAAAAAACATTACGTGAATCTATTAAGATTATCGCCGAAAAACTCCATCACACCCCCGCTATATGTAAAAGTAAATATTTATGTCGCGAATTACTCGATTTATATGTCGATGAACCAAAAAGATTCGAAGATATCATGAGAGACAACAAAATTAAAAGTGGTTTAGGTAAATATGAATCCATTTTCCTCAACTTTTTGGAAAAATATTATAAAAAAAGATTTTGTAATACCACAGGAACTAATAAGGAATCGAAACATGATTTGAATCTATCAGAGAATAATAAAAAATTGAACAATATAAAACGAGCAAAAGTAAAACATAATATTAAACATGCCCGTAAAAGTACATCCCATAAGTAAGGATTTAGAAGAAGGAACTTCTTCTGTAAAACAAAATCAGCAAAATACGCAAAAAACATGCGGAAAGATTTGTGAAGAATTTTGTTGTGATGACCTATTTGGAAAAAATTGTTTCCGGACAATTATTGTTATTTTGATTTTTGTATTTATTAGCATTTATCTAACAACAGTTCTTTGTTTGTCATTGAACAATCAGAATACAACACTATTTTGATTGTTCTTCTTACTTTTTTATAAAAAATAGTTCAGAGACGCATATTCTTATATCTGCGATTCCTTCGTTTCTTAGCATCCATGATTCTGTCGGATTTGAGTTTGTCGCGATGCTCAATAAGCTTCGCCTCTTCTTCGACAAGATTCATTTTACTTTGATACTTTCTCACTTTGTGAAGTTCCAACCGGACCTTCTTAAATGTTATTATTACTTCCGATATATCCAATACTTTTTCTAGCAAAGTTAAGCATAATTAATATTCAATATAATTAGTCAAGTTATAATTTTTGTAAAGAAAAAAATTGAAATATTTTTCCCAAATAATATTATGATCATAACAATATTATGTATTTCGATCCTAAGAAAAAAGGAAGAGAATTGAGAGGTGAAAGATCTGGACGTAAAGGAAAAGGAAAAAAGAATTTCCGAAAAAAACGAACGCCTTATAACGTGGATCCAGACAATCCACAACATGTTCTAGCAGAAGTTTTTAAGAATACTCAAGGTTATATTAAACAAAATTTTTTACCAAGACTTATTGGCCATGACCCCGAGCAAGAATCTTATCTGCTCACAATTCAGGAAATTAATGAGAAATTTGCTGAAATTGATTTAAACACCTTAAAAGAGTACAAAGTTGAAGTAACAGTTGCCAATGAATGTACAGTAGTTGGAGCTTACAATATGAGGAAAAAACATAAAAAAGTTCTTGTATTGAATCTTGCTTCAGATTTTGTTCCTGGAGGTGGAGTTAAAAACGGAAGGGCTGCTCAAGAAGAGGAGTTGTTCAGACGTACTACTTATAGTATGTTCTTGAACTCCAGAAATCGTGATGATTTTTATCCACTTCAACGAGATCAAATGATTCAAACGGAGGGTGTAACAATTATTAAGAATCTTGATTACACTCTTATTCCAGATGATGAACAAGTTGATGTTGATTTTTTAGCATTGGCTGCGATTCGGAAACCTAAAAAGGTTGTAACAGCGGATTGTGAGAGATATTATGATCGTAAAGATTATGAACTCACAAGAGCTAAGATTGAATCTATTTTTAAATTGGCTGTTATTGATAGATATGATGCTCTTGTTTTGGGAGCGATTGGTTGTGGATGTTTTCAAAATCCTGTACATGATGTTAGAGATATTTTCGCTAAATGTGTTTCCAAATATGGTAAATATTTTAAAGAAATTCGTTTCAATATTTTGTCCAGAAGTGGTAATATTAATTATGATTTGTTTAAGACAATTAGAAATAAAAAATGATTTTTATTTTATTTAATAACCGAACATTATAAATAAACTAATGAAAACAACAAGAAATACGTTGGAACTATTAATTGAGAAATATCCAAATAAACCATGGAGTTGGTATTGGATATCAACGAATTCCAATATACAATGGAAATTATTGATAAAAATATAGATAAAATCAATTTCAAATCTTTATCATGTAATAAATTTATACTACAAAATAAATTATTAAATGATAAAGATGATTTGGATATTTTAGTTGAAAAAGTTTCTAAGATCGTTGGAGATATAATTGATGAAAACGATGATTTGAAATCAAAACTTGAAATAGTTAAAGGTATTTTTTGAAAACAAATAAATTATAATATATATTTCGTATCAATTAATAATAGGTTAAAATAAACTTTATTTTTTTTTCCAATTATCTATTATAACTACTCATGTTAGTAACTAAAATAATATTAATACTTTTCCTATTTGGAGTTGTTGCCATTGTTTTTTACAAATACAATGTGAATGTAGAAGCTTTTATAAATCATCTCCCAATATCAAAAACAATTAAATGTTTCAATGATAATCAAAATCTCATCGAATTTACAAATGACATGAACACCATTTTTGATGAATATCAAATAAAAACTGGAGAATTAGAATTATCCACTAAATTTACAAGTGATGATATAAATGCAAACAGATTAGTTGCTTTCATACCCTGTTCATACATAGCACAATATCCAGATCTTCTCGGAAAATGTTATACCCTTAACAAAATACCGGAAGAAGTCCAAGTGAAAGTGGATAAACTTGTTGAGAAAACCGATCCTTACAAATCCCAAGTATTATTCGGTGTAGATCTCAATGAGGAATCCCGCAGAGTGTACTTCAACTATATTTATAGACAAAAAGTTCATTTAATTGGATTCAATGTTGAGAAAGATTCTGTTGCTCAAAAGATTTACGCTGAAATGCAAAGATCAATGTTCAAAAAAAGTCTCCGTGATTTCGTTGGAAATAAAATATATATGATGTTGACCAGAATTTTCCCTGAAAACACTTGGAAAACAATTGGAACAAAAGAAGATGAAAATGTCACTTCATACAGATATTCTTCATTTTATATTAATTTACTTTTCGAATATAAGTTAAGCTACTTTGAAGATAAGATTTTAGATTTATTGGGCTTAATCTACAATAACCATGGAAATGGCAACGATGTTCTCCAAAAATGGTATGAATGTTTTAAAAATAACAATATAACTTGGATCGCTATTGGAAAGGATCGTGATGATAATTTGTTCTTGACTTTGTATTTTGTTTATGGGAGGGAGATAAGAACAAAGGTTGATATTGATAAGATAAAGGATTTTAATGATGGTTTGAGAGTTATAAAATCTCTAATTATGAAGTAATTTGAATAAATCGTTTTGGATTATTTTTAAACAAATTAAAAGTTTCATCAATTGGAATTTGCCCAGTTAGTTTTGGATTGTTCTCCAAATTTATATGACAAATTGTATCTTTGAGTTTACCCAATTCTTTGGGTATCTCACCATTTAAATCATTTCCACATAATATTAAATATTTGAGATACTTAAGGTCACCGAACTCTTTTGGTATTTAACTAGTAATATTATTATCTACTAAACCAATTCTTGTCAATTTTTTCAGTTCAAAAATACTTTTCGGAATTTATTGAAAAAAATCTGGACAAAATCCATTTTAATATGTTGTCAGGATGCCAATTTGTACAACATCACCGAATGGTGATAAAACAACAAAAATGTATGAATTTGTTTTATTTACAAAAACTATTTCACAACAAAGACGTTGTAAGATTGATTATCACTGACTTTTTGTAAAAAAATAAAAAATGATTTTTAATTTTTTTGAAATCTTATAATTTATGAAAAAATATGATTGATAATCTATTAATATATTTTTTGAAAAAAATCCAAATAAACCATGGAGTTGGTATTGGATCTCAATGAATTCCAATATTACAATGGAAATTATTGAAAAAAATCCCAATAAACCATGGGATTGGGTTGGGATCTCAATGAATCCAAATATTACAATGGAAATTATTGAAAAATATCCCAATAAACAATGGGAATGGTTTTGGATCTCAAGGAATCCAAATATTACAATGGAATTTATTGAAAAATATCCTAATAAACCATGGAATTGGTATTCGATCTCAAATAATCCCAATATTACAATGGAAATTATTGAGAAATATCCAAATAAACCATGGAGTTGGTATTGGATCTCAAGGAATTCCAATATTACAATGGAATTTATTGAAAAGAATGTTAATAAAATAAATTTTGAAGAGTTATCAAGAAACCGATTTATATATCATAATAAATCGGTTAAAAAACGAGAAAGATATAAAAATTTATTTTATTTACAAAAATTATGTATAAATAAAGATATTCAACGATACATTATTTCATCATTTATGATGTGAATACCCTATTTTTATTATAATTATATTCACCAAAATATAATTATAAAGTATAAAACAGTATCTCGGGCAAGACTTGAACTTGCGACCTTCTGTGTGTTACGCAGACGTTCTAACCATCTGAACCACCGAGACAAACTATTAATTGAATAAGTTTATTTCTATATCCTGAGCAGGACTTGAACCTGCGGCCTTCTGCGTGTAAAGCAGACGCTCTAACCAACTGAGCTATCGGGATTTAAGTGTATCCTTCATCCGAAGGAGTACTTACTCTACTCCATTTCTACGAAATGCCATAAGTGTGATTTGAACACACAACCTTCCGATCTTCAGTCGGACACTCTCCCAGATTGAGCTATTACGGCAATTATGATTATAAAAAACAAGGTTCTTCGACCGGGAATTGAACCCGGGTCTGCTCGGTGAAAGCGAGCTATCCTAACCACTGGACTATCGAAGAAAATTAAATTCCCCCATCGGGAATCGAACCCGAGTCTGGACGGTGAGAGCGACCTATCCTAACCACTGGACCATAGGGGATTTATTACTCACATTACTTTGTGTAATTATCTCTTTAAGTATTTTTAGTAAGTAAATAAAAATGATTTTTATTTTATAATGGTTGTTTGTTGTATATTTCCACTATGGGTATATGTCATTCAAAAAAAAAAAAAATTATTACCTCAAAATTTGTTAGTATATCTAATTACTAAATATCCAAACAAATCATGGAGTTGGTATTGGATCTCAATGAATCCCAATATTACAATGGAATTTATTGAAAAATATCCAAATAAACCATGGAGTTGGTATGGAATCTCAAGGAATCCCAATATTACAATGGAAATTATTGAAAAATATCCAAATAAACCATGGAGTTGGTATAATATCTCAGGGAATCCAAATATTACAATGGAAATTATTGAGAAATATCCCAATAAACCATGGGAATGGGACAGAATCCCAATATTACAATGGAAATTATTGAAAAATATCCTAATAAACCATGGGATTGGTATGGAATCTCAATAAATCCCAATATTACAATGGAATTTATTGAAAAATATCCTGATAAACCATGGGATTGGAGTGGAATCTCAAGGAATCCCAATATTACAATGGAAATTACTGAAAAATATCCCAATAAACTATGGAGTTGGTGCGATATCTCATGTAAACCCAATATTACAATGGAATTTATTGAGAAATATCCAAATAAACCATGGGATTGGTATTGGATCTCACAGAATCCTAATATTACAATGGAATTTATTGATAAAAATATATATAATATGTGTTTTAGAAAATTATCGAATAATAATTTTACTTATCATAATAAATTGGTTAAAATCCAAGAAAGATGTAAAAATATATTTTATTTACAAAAAATGAAAAGAATCAGTCAAGACATTCAAAGATCAATAATAACTAATTTTCTATAAATAATAAAATTGATTTTTTAAAAAAGAGGATATTTTATAACAAAAAACTACTATGACTGCTCTTTTTAAAAAGCTAGACGTTACTAGGGATATTTTTGACAAAGTTGAGTACGTAGACAGTGAATTTCCTGATCAACCTCAAGAAATTGATGATGAGGGAAACAGGGAGTACAAATGGAAAATCATTATGGAAGATGAGAGAGATAAAGAGAAAAAAATAACAAAACTCGCTTCCCAAATGAAATGGAGACTTTATGAAGGTGATGGTAAAGCCCTATATATTTTAGGTATTACTGATGAAGGAGATGCTCTAGGTATAACTGAGAAAGATCTCCACGAAACTCTTTGCGTTATCGATGATGCAACGAAACGTATCAAATCTGATATTGTTAGTGCTAAAATTTATGATAAAGAAGGATACTATGTTTGTACAGTGAGAGTTTACAAAGAAGAATGTAAGTTCTCATAAAATGATAACTTAGCGTTGCCTGTAAGTTCTCATAAAATGATAACTTAGCGTTGCCTGTAAGTTCTCATAAAATGATAACTTAGCGTTGCCTGTAAGTTCTCATAAAATGATAAATTAGAGTTTTCTTAATTAAAAAAAATGATTATAATCTTTGTCTCACGCCTTGCGGACGCTCCCCGTTTTGCCTCGAGGCCCAAAATTATTTTTAAAACCGTAGTATGGGTTAGGGTTCTACTCTTTTAGCCAGTTTTTACTCTGGGTCCTTTTATGACGGTTATGGTTACCCACCCGTGCACGATGCAATTAATGGACGAAACGCGCCTCAGTCTTTGTTTTGTAACAGGTCGCCTCTGTATGATTAATAATAAGTTTATTAATTTCTCGTTCTTTTTAGTGTCAATTTTTTCGTTGGAAACAAAAAATAACCTTTTGGCCAATTTTTTTTAATCAGAAAAATTCTATATTATAATATTATGACAAACAAGTTTTGTAATGAAAATTATCTTTTTTTTCAAAAGAACTACAACATTCTTAACGATACCAAAATTGAAATGAATTTCTATCGTCTTATCTACTCTTTAGATGAAAAAAAGCACAAAATTTTGGATGAAATACTCTTAGAAAAAATTAGACAAAACTGGAATGCCGTTCAACACTATCTTGTATTATTAAAATCAACATTTAAACAAATAAAATCAGCCGGCAATTTAGAAGGATTTCAAATAGAACATTTGATGAAAGATTTCAAAGTTGCTGAGAAAAACATCAAAACACCAAAAACATTTTTAAAATACGTAAAAGCCCTTATCTACAGAAAAAATTTATATAATGAAGTGAAAGAGTTGCTTTTAATCCTTTCAAATAAATATACTTGTGAACTCATTCTCAACAAAAATCTCAAAAAAGAGAAATGTAGCAAAAAATACATAGAAAAAGTAATAAAATTAGCAAATGGACATTTCGACATTTTATGTAAACTTTTATACCCTAAAACCACTTCACTTAAAAATGGATTTGGTAAAGAAGAGTACAACACTGTTTACAAGTTTTTTAGATGTTTAAGACTTATGGAAAAACATGAAATTGATCCAATAAAAGCCCTCAAAATTAAAGTCCCAAAAAAACCCACAAACAAAGACGTGTCTAGAGTTTTAGATGAACTTGAGGTTAATTATATAATTGAATCTGGAAATGATTTCGATGACAAACCTGAAACGGTGAATGGTATTAGTGAATATATTCTTTTGATGAAAAGAAGAGGACATTCATTATGGTATACTATTAATTACATTTGGAAACATTTATATGGTAAGGAACCAGAAGGCGATATTTGTAACGCAAATGTCGTTTCAAATTATGAAATAGAGATGCAAAAAGGTGGTTATAAAACAACAATTAAACTATTCGTACTTTGTCGTGATGGATTTATATCCAATATTAATATCTTCCAAGAGTTTTAAACAATTTATTATCCATGCCTACTTCCTGTTGGAGGACCAATAAATGTTGGAGTTGAAAGTGCCATTCCTTTCATTGAACTCCAATTTATATTGAATAGAATAAATAACGCTAGGATAAAAAGAATCCAAAAAAAACAATTTTCACATAAACTATTTTGTCGTTTGTATCCTTGATTTATACGAGGTTTAGGTTCATTCTCATTATGTTCATAGTCATGCTTTCGTTTGTACAACATGTTTATGACAACATTTTTACAGAGACAGATAATTTTTTAATCAATTTTTAAGGAATTATCTAACTATTTAGTAGTATATGGATAAATACTATCAAAAAGGTGTATATCCAGCACCATATAAACTCATAGTTTTAGGAGATGTTCATGGAGATTGGTACGCTACAATTAATAGTTTGAAGAAAGGAAAAATAGTTGATGATAAGTTGAATTGGATCGCAGGAAAAACACATGTCGTTCAAATGGGAGATATTCTTGATCGAGGGGGTCGTGGCTCAATGAGTTATAATGACGAGGACTCCGAATTTAAAATTATGACACTTTTCTTGAAGTTAATGAAACAATCTTTTGAAAAAGGAGGAGGATTTCATTGTATCATAGGAAATCACGAACTCATGAATATCACGGGTGATTTCCGATTTACTTCAAAAAAAGGAATTCATCATTTTAAACAAAAACGAAGAGGTCGCCGCATTTTTTTCCGTGCTGGAAGCGATATGTGTAAAGTTTTCGCAAAATATTGGAACCCAATTATTAAAATAGGTAAATATGTTTTTTGTCATGGAGGATTATCACCTCATATAGCCAGAAAATATACAATACCAACAATAAATTCATGTATGCGAGAATATCTCAGAGGAAATGAGAATCTCATTAGGAAAAACACATTTAAAATTTTATTCGTTAATTCAGAATCACTACTTTGGAATCGCAAATATTCAGCAGAACATTTTAACACAGGAAGAGTTAAAGATTATCTCAAAGATATAAAATGTCAATATATGGTTGTTGGTCACACACCACAAACAAAAGGAATAAATCTTAGGGGTGGTGTCATTTGGTGCGTTGATACAGGTATGTCAGAAGCTTTCGGAAAACGCAATAACAAAAGACTACAACTTCTATCTATTATCAATAACGGAAAAAAAGTCTCAATTATTCGTTGATCGAAACAATTTTTATTCACAATATAATATATAAATGTTTGGTTTACCAAAAAAAAAAAGTTTATATATTAAAATTACAATTATTGTTGGAATCATAATAGTTATTTGTTGTTTTATGATTCACTTCTACCATAAGAAAAATGACTACGAAAATGAATTGGAATTTAAAAATAAATTGAGTTATTATTCAGATATGAATAGAAATAATATAACTATTGAAGAATATTATCAAAGATCAATATATCCATCAACATATAAAATTGTTGTATTAGGTGATGTTCATGGTGATTTTTATGCAACAACAAAATGTTTACAAAAGGCTAGAATAATAGACGAGTATTTGAATTGGTGTGGAGGGAAAACTCATGTTGTACAAATGGGTGACATATTGGATAGAAAAGATAGATTGGGCGAATTAACAGATGAGGATTCCGAATTTAAAATTATAGAATTATTTGTTAAACTTATAAAACAAGCTTTTAAAGCAGGAGGTGGATTTCATTGTATATTAGGAAATCACGAGTTTATGAATATAACTGGTGATTTTAATTATGTATCAAAAGCAGGAATGGACCATTTCACAGATGGATCAAAAGGAAGGCAGAAATTTTTTACACCCGGTGGTGAAATGTGCCGTTTATTCGCTGATTATTGGAATCCAGTTATTAAAATTGGAAAATACCTTTTCTGTCACGCTGGTATCAGCGGAAAAATAGCAAAAAAATACAAAATTCCCGAAATAAACAAATATATGAGAAAATATTTATTGGGCGATGCAAATGTAATAAATAGTAGCGAATTTGATGAGCTTTTTTTATCAATGAATGGAATTATATGGGACAGAGAATATGCTAATGGTAAGTTTAGGGTGAAGAGGGTAAAGGAATTATTGGCACTTCATGATTGTGAGTATATGGTTGTTGGACATACTGTTCAGATGGATGGTATTAATTTGAAGAATGATTGTATATGGTTTGTTGATACAGGAATGTCACAAGCTTTTGGTAAAAGGCGAAATGATGATAGATTACAACTTTTACAGATTATAAGGAATGGTAAGAGTACATCAATTATAAAGTAATTAAACTAATTTATATTTATGTAATAATCTTTCTGCTTTCTGAACATATTTTTTAACATTTGACATATTTGTTGTTTTGTTTGTCATTATTTTTTTATTTATATCATTTAATACATTTATTAAACCAGAATTTCTTATTGTTTGTTTATTTATATTTGGATTTGCCAATATTTTTTTCACAACATATTTTATTTTATCGATTTGAATCCATAAAGTAATATTCATTATTTTTGATTTTGAAATTAATACCAATTCATCATTTAACATCAATAAATGTTCAACAAGCTTTTCTTTCAATTTATTTTGATTTATAATTTGTTCCTCAATTGTTGTTCCATTATCTTTTGTATAAGTTACTTTTTTTAAAAATATATTATTACTAACACCCTTTTTTGTATTTATTAGTTTTTCAATATTTTCTAAACTATCCAAGACATATTTCATATATTTTTTAAGAGTATCATCAATAGCACCCGCTTGATTCTGATAAATAATAGTTGTATTAAATTTAATATTATATAATGATCCAAAAAAATTCTTTAATTCGGAAATAACTGACCCCATATTTTGCATCTTCTTTTTAGTCAATTTTTTATTAATTATATCATTAATTAAACTTAAATATGAATATAATTTATCATCATATTTGTATATGCCATAATATTTATGAAAATAAATAATTAAATCAAATATTATATAATAAGTTCTTATAAATGATTTCATTATATCATAAACTTTTTGGTTCATTTCATTTTGTTTTACTTTATCAATTAATTTTAAAAAATCATCCAAACTTTTAATTAATTGAACATCAACATCATTTCTTTCTTTTAATTTATTCATAAGAAATACTGCTTTAGAATGTATAATATTTTGTTTTTCAGAATTATTTTTTTGATTATTTTGTAATATATCATCAATATTATTCATCATTTGATACAAATCATCATTTTCCATGTAAAAATTTCCGAGTAATTCATTTTTTTTACTTACTGTATATAGTAATGCATTTTGATTTTTTAAACTTGTAGTTACATTAGGATAATCATTTTTAATATTTTTATTTTTAAGATAACATGGGTCTTTGTTGAATGTGTTTGATAAAAATTTTAGTTTATAATCAATATTAGTGGAATTCATATTATTTTTTTGTGGAATATTCGGTTCAACTAATATTGGTGTAATAAATAGGAAAGGAGGATGTTTAATTATTTTAGGGAATATTTCTAGGAGCGATGATGTACAATTATCTGTGTAAATATCGTATAGTTTTTTATTTTGAAAGAGTGTAAATGAATTTTTTCTTTGACTAAACGCATTATATTCTTGTTTTAGTTTGTCAATAAATGTGTTTTTTAGTTTATCGGATTCTTCGAAACGTAAATGTTCCATATCATTTAAACCATATGTTAAGAATTTACTTTTTGCAATTTTTTTACTTTGATAAACAAAACTTTTAATATATCCAGATTGAAATTTAATTTTCTTTTTTAACCTTTCAATCTGCCCATTTGTGAATCTCCCAATTCCAACAACATCAATTAAATCTGTATTTTTATTTAAAACATTTTGGGAAACAATATCTTCATTTATAGACCATCTGTTCCTTCCATTTACATTTTTTACGCGATTCTTTTTAAATTTTTTTTTAATAAATGTTTTTAAATGGTTTTTAAAAACGCGTTTATTAAGATTACTTTCCAATACAAATTTTTCTTCTTTCATTAATTTTTCACAAAACTTTATTAAATAAACATCTGGTGATGTCCATCCAAGATTGGAAAATCCCAAAGAACTCCAACTAATAATACCATTTCTCTCACGAATGATAATTAAACACATATGGAAATTTGCGTCCGCTAATTTTTCAAAAAAACTTTTCTTTTGTGTTTCAGAATCTGCTAACCTTACCACTTCAAAATAATCACCTTCCCTAATATCAATATCATCTATATTCTCATCTAATTTAAATAATGATCCACAAACTAACTTTTTATTATTAACTGGATTACACATTTTACAACATAAAGATTTTAAATATATTTTATAATAATTTTTATAACCAATATTTCTTTTAATTTCTTCATATCTTTCCAACATTTTTTCATTACTTAATTTTGTATTCAATCCTAATTTATATTTGATATTCATAAATTTATTAACCACATTATTCATCTCTTGTATATTAAAATATAATATAAAAATAAATTACCATATAAAAAAATTACCATATAAAAAAATAATGACGAGTAAATTACAATTATTCCTTTCTGACATTACTTTTAACACAAAGTTAATAATAAATTGTACAGACGAAATTGCTGTAAGTGATTTAAAAAAAATGGTTGCAAAAGAGTTAAATAGTTTTCCATGTTTATTTACACTTGTTTATAAAGGAAAAAGGATGTGTGAAAATGAAAATCTTCCTCTAAGTGATCCAACTTTATCATTAAAAAATGAAGATACTGTTAATTTTATAATGAGATTAAAACCAGAAGCAGAACTTTTATTGGAAATTAAAAGAAAAATGGGTTTCACTACTTATATAGGATGGAATAGAGAGACTGATATGAAACAGTGGTATGGTTTGAGATTAAACAATGACTCTGATGATAAATACAAGGTACTTGAAATTATTTCTTATTTGAATGGCAATAATTTACCTGAAGAAATTGGTGGATTAAAATCTTTGGAAAAAATTGTTATGACATCAAATAATATAACTGGTAAAATACCAAGAACAATTTGTAACTTATTAAATTTACAGAAATTAGACCTTAGCAAAAATAAATTAGAAGGTACAATTCCAAATGGAATTTACAATTTAACTAATTTGGTTTCATTGAGTTTTTTTGATAATAAATTAGAAGGTGTTATTCCAGAAGGTATATATAATTTGACTAAGTTAAAGAGATTGATTTTAGGTAAAAATAATTTTGTAGGAACAATTTCACCAAATGTAGGTAATTTAGTTAATTTAGAAATTTTAAGTTTTGCTGCCAATAAGATGAAAGACGAAGTACCAGATCAAATTAATAACCTTAAACAGTTGGAATGGTTGTTTTTAAATGGAAATAACTTTGTTTATCCAGATAAAAGTACAACACCTTTCAAAATTATTTGAACAAAATTATTTGAACAAAATTATTTGAACAAAATTATTTGAACAAAATCATTTGAAAAAATCTTTTAAAGATTATATTATAAATATGGGAGTTTATGAAAAAACCGTTGGTTTAGCAAGAGCATTTACAGTCATGGTACCAGTTACTGCAATTCTTTATGGGGCTATTTTTAGGGATAGTGCTGGTGTATTTTATGGTTTATATGCATTTTTTGGTGATGCAACGAATCATTATGTCAAGAAGGGTTTTAAAAAGATGTATGGAAAGAGAGATTCTCTTCCACTTTTAGGAAAGGGTGGGCGTCCAACTGAAGCAAAACATTGTGGAACATTTATTCATGAGAATAATTTAGAGGGTAAGCCATCATCTTTTGGTATGCCTTCAGGTCATTCACAGATGGCAACATTGACTGCTACATTTTGGGTTTTATATTTATATCAGAAGTATGGATTGGAGTTGAGAAACATTTTTTCAATGGGTCTTGTCGCTCTTGTTTGTTTAGGAATTTTATATAGTAGATGTTATTTGAAGTGTCATACAGTTCAACAGGTTGTTTTGGGTGGAATTTTTGGTATTGTGTATGGGGTCGTTGGTTTCCTTATATACAAAAGCTATTTTAATATCGAATAACTGAGTTATTTTCATGTATACTTTTTTGCCAATGCTTTTTTTCTAAAAAAGCATATGTATACTTTTTTGCCAATGCTTTTTTTCTAAAAAAGCATATGTATACTTTTTTACCAATGCTTTTTTACTAAAAAAGCATATGTATACTTTTTTGCCAATGCTTTTTTTCTAAAAAAGCATATGTATGTTTGAAATTTCTTAAAAATTTGTCAGTAATTTTTAAGAAGTATGGAGAGTGATTCCTCGATTGTAAAAAAAATATGGCAAACTTGGAAAACTAGTAAAGTTCCTGAGGTTGCGAGACTTCCTTTTATAAGTTGGAGTGTCAATGATGGTTGGGAGAGATTTTTTAAAAATGATAAGGAAATTAATAAATTCATTAGAGTTAATTTTCCAATGCTTTTTAGAGTTTATAAGACGCTTCCCTTTGGTGTAATGAAAGCAGATATTTGGAGATATTGTGTTATTTATAAATATGGAGGACTTTACACAGATTTAGATACATCTTGTATTAAAAAGTTAGATGATTGGATACCTAAAGATGCACAGTTTGTTGTTAGTGGAGAGAAACATACAGAACTTTTTTGTCAATGGACATTTTACGCAGCACCAAATTGTTATATTATGAAAAGGATGGTTAAATTTCTTTTTAAAAGATTAAATAATGTTACTTTTTTTAGAGAGATGGTACATTATTACACTGGACCAACATTTTTCACATTGGCAATTGTTGTAGCAATTAAAGAAATGTTGATGATGGAGGGACATGTTGAACTTTCAAAAAATATTGATTCAAGACTTTTAAGAAAAGTACCAAGAATGCCAGATACTCATCCATTAAAAGCATTTCTTTTAAAACATAAAATTTATATATTACCAATTAATGTTTTTAATTCCATCTATGTAAAACATCATTTTGGAGGAAGTAAATGGACTAATCATGATTATGTGCCGTGGAAAATACATAAAAATAATTATTTACAACAAAGAGAAATAGAAAAATGGAATAACCGACGTGGGATTAGAAAATCAAAAATAGTATAAAAATATTGGTATTTTATATATATAGTTTGTTTAGCATTATGAATGAATATTTGCCAATGTTTGATAATTATATATTGAAAGATGAATATATAAAAGATATCGAAAAATTATTAATTGATCTCCCTTTTAAATTACATTTTATTGATAATCAATTTTTTTATGTAAGATCAAAAACATCTATTGATGGATTACCTTTTGGTGATGTATTAAAAAAAAATTTTTCGATAGATTCTTATTCAGCAGTTTTTTCCAATTTTGATAAAAGTTATCACTGTTTTTATAGTTCAGAAAATACCATGATTATTAATAACGTTAGATCAGATAGTTATTTTAGTAGTTCTCAACTAAAAACTTTAATGACTGTTGTTGAAAAAGTTGAATTGCTCAAAAATTATTGTGACAGTGAAAAATTTATTAAACACCAAGATAAATTCAATATTGTAAAAGAAGATATTAATTGGACAGAATTAATCGATAAACTTGTTGAATTAAAAGTTATAGAAGTTGAAACTCCAGAATGGGAAAAAGTAAAAGATAATGATTCAAGAACAATAATAAGCTTAGAAGGAGAGAAGATTAATAAAATAAATATTAACCAGTTTTTTATGCCAAGATATGATGTTCTACATGAATTTAACAAAAAGAAGTTAATTGAGCTGTATAGAAAATCAATAGGCGTGCAAACATTATGGTCATCGTTTACATCTATTTTCTATACAAAAAGTACAAAAAGTACAAAAAGTACAAAATCAAATCAATTTATGTGTATTATTTCATAATTATATCTTTTTCTTTTTACCTTTAATGATAACATACTTGTTACCATTTTTGTAATATCTTATTTTTCTATAACCAACATTTTTTATATAAACTTTATTTGATCCACTCAATTGAATGATCGGTTTTAAGTAACTATCAAAATATACAGGAATAAATTCATTTATTTTTTTCAATCCATCATAGAGAAAATTTTCTGTTGCTTTATTATTTATTAAACTACTAACATCTCCTTTTGACAATACAGGAACTATTTGTCCATAAGAAGTTACAAGGTTTCCCATAACAAATTTTTGATGAGGTTTACCATTATAATCCCATACCAAATCTATATATGTAAATTTAGTATTACTTGGATTTTTTTTAAATGCAAAATGAAATTGAGTTGGGGATCTGGGATTATGAGAAGAATGTAGTGAAAAATGTGAATTTCCAGCAATATGAACTTTACTTTCAATATAAATATGTTTACCAGAAACTCCAGCTGAAATACCTTTTGTCTGTACCTTAAAAAAATCTTTAAGGGCGTGAATAAATTGATCTCTTTTACTTTTTCTATTTGGTTTCATCATCCAATCAAAATTACTTTCATTTTTCCTGTGGATGTTTGGTTGTAAAATATACTTAATCGCAACATCCCATGGATTTGTTTTTGGATAAATTTGTTTACAAATTGCTTTAATTTCTTGTTTTTTTATTATGGATTCAGTTGTTTTATCATGATTTAATATTTTATATCTATTTGTTGACATAATCTCAATAATTTTACCATGTTCCATATCACTAGTTCCATCTTTTTTATATAAAACGAATTCTCCAGTAATATTAGACATATTTCTTGGTATTTTTTCATAAATTTTAACTACATTATTTTCTAAATCATATACCTGTTTAATATTTTTTTCATTAACAATTTTTCCATCCGGAAAAACTTTTAATTTTACATAACTACCATTTTTTAATTGAGCATAATGTTTATCATATTGTAATAATTTTACCATGTCTAAAATTCCTCTAATTTTTTCAAATTCTGCCCTAATTTTTGGGGTATAATTATCTAATAATTCACTAACTTTTCCTAACTTTTCAGATATAACATCTATTCTTGTTTTTTTTAATCTAAATTATAGAATTCACCATTTATCATACCTACCATAGCTTCAATTTTAAGAAAAGTTTGATTAGCATTTTTTTTTCTATTTATTATTATTTGTATTGTTGTATTTTTACGTGCGATTTCATTAATTTTTCTCATATTTTCCGATATTTCTTGGAATTCCCCGTTTATATTATTTATTTGTTCACGAACAAATTGTACATCTTCATTTATTTTTAGCATTAGTTCTTTCTCAATCTGCTCTACTTTGTTTCTTACTTTTTCGAGTGGTATAAAGAACTATTAGATGTCAATTTTGTGGTTGAATAAGCAACGGATGCTTCGGTTGATCCACGTCTCATTCTAAATCTTTCAACTTCATTAGCTTGTCTTTCTGCATTTATGACAAATCTATTTGCTGAATTAATATTTTCCATTAGTTTATTAACAGTTTTACCAATTTTTTCTAATTTCTTTACAGATGCTTTTGAATTATTTGCTGATTTTCTTGCATTATTTACTAATTTTTTAGTATTTTTTATAATATTACCTTTATAATTAGGTGGACATTTTTGTATAAGTGGAGATCTATCTTGATCTTGATAATAATATCCAGTAGGTGTTAAGTCTAATTGATTATTATATCTATCAAATGTAATTCCATCTTTAAAAATAAGAACGGGATTATTGTTGTGGTAAGAATAATAATGTGTACTGGGATTCCAATATATTTTATATCCTTTGTAATCACATCCAACTATTTGTCTCTGAGAAGGATGTCTCTGAGGAGGATGTCTCTGAGGAGGATGTCTCTGAGGACATTGTTGTATAAATGGAGATCCATCTTGATAATAATATCCAGTAGGTTCCATGAATAATTGGTTATTATATCTATCAAATGTAATTCCATTTTTAACAGTAACAGCGGGATTATTATTATTATAAGAATAAAAATCTGTACTGGGATTTCAATATATTTTATATCCTTAGTAATCACAACCAACCATTTGTCTTTGAGTTGACATTATATAATATATATAAATATCTCGTTAAAGAACATATAATAATTTCATATTAAAAATTATATGAAATTATTAGTTTATGGAGCAAAAGGTTGGATTGGATCTCAATTCATTAAACTCTTAGAAAAAACAAATATAAAATATGTTTGTGGGTTAGCAAGAGCAAATAACCAAGAAAAATTAAGAGAAGAAATTTTAACAGTCCATCCAACACATATTATATCTTTTATTGGAAGAACACATGGAAAAATAGGTGACAAAACATATAGTACAATTGATTATTTAGAACAATCCTACAAATTAAAAGAGAATGTTAGAGACAATCTTTACTCTCCACTCTTATTAGCAATGATAGCTAAAGAGTATGGATTACATTATACATACCTAGGAACCGGTTGTATTTTTAAATTTGATGATGATCACCCTTTTGAACAAGAAGTTAATGGTTTTACAGAACAATCTGAACCTAATTTCTTCGGATCTGGATATTCTACTGTTAAAGGATTTACTGATCAACTTATGAAAATGTTTGGAAAAACGGTTCTTAATCTCAGAATAAGAATGCCCATTACTGGTGAAATGAACTCAAGGAATTTTATAACTAAAATCACAACATATGAAAAAATTTGTTCAATAAAAAATTCAATGACAGTTTTACCAGAAATGTTACCCCTTGTTTTAGATATGATGAACAAAAGATTAACAGGAACTATAAATTTGACAAACCCTGGTTTGATATCACACAACGAAATTTTAGATATGTTCAAGGAAGTTGTTGATCCCGAGTTCACTTATCAAAATTTCAGTGTTGGGGAACAAAGTAAAATATTAGCAGCTGATAGATCGAACAACTATCTTGATACTTCTAGATTACAAGAATTATATCCATCAGTTAGAAATATTAAAGAAGCCGTTCGTGATTGTTTGGTTCAATACAAAAATACATACAAAAGAAAAGAGCGAGTCGTCGATCTAACAAAAGATATTAAACTTCTGTTTGTAACAGGTGGAGCTGGATTTATCGGATCTAATTTTATAAATTATTTTTGTGAGAAGTATCCAGATGTGAAAATTATTAATTTTGATGCTCTTTACTATTGTGCAAACAAAGATAATGTTAAAAAAGAGATACAACAATCAGATAATTATCATTTTATAGAAGGAAATCTCCAATCTTTTGACTTATTAAGATACATATTCCAAACAAATGAAGTAACACACATTTTACACTTCGCTGCACAATCACATGTTGATAACTCATTCCGAGACTCTATCCAATATACAAAAGATAACACAATGGGAACACACAACCTTCTTGAAGTCGCCAGACTATATTGTCCAACATTAAAGAAGTTTATTCATGTTTCCACTGATGAAGTTTATGGTGAATCCAAACTTGACGCAGATGAACAACACAAAACTGAACAATCTCTTCTGTGTCCAACCAATCCATACGCAGCAACCAAAGTTGGTGCAGAAGCTTTGGCTCAATCTTATGGACACAGTTTTGGATTACCAATTGTTATTACTCGTGGTAACAATGTTTATGGACCAAATCAATATCCTGAGAAATTGATTCCGAAGTTTATCCAACTTCTTAAAAATGATAAGAAAGTAACTATTCAAGGTGATGGAAGTTGTGTTCGTGCGTTTCTTCACTCTTATGACACAGCAACAGCTTTTGAAAAAGTTCTTCTTAATGGATCTGTTGGGGAAATTTATAATTTAGGTTGTGATGAAGGTATGGAGTTTTCCGTTATGGAAATCTCCAAAAAATTAATTGAGAAAATGAAAGGCACAACCGATTATGACAAATGGATTGAATATATTCCTGATAGACCTTTTAATGACAAGAGGTATTATATCAGCAATCAAAAACTAAAAGATTTGGGTTGGAGTGTTAAAGTTGATTTGGATGATGGATTGGATAAGTTAATTAGTGACAAGAGCAACATGATTTTTTGCCCTTAATAAAACCATTTTCTCCATAACTTTTTTAATAGCTTCTTTAATAGGTATCACATCTTGACTAAGTTCTAATAAGGTTGTATCCAAGTGACAATATTTATGTTCTAACTCTTTTTTTTCTTTTTCAAGAGTGATACATTTCCATGAAAAATTTTTATCATATATATCTTTGTACATTTGTAAAATATCATTTTCGGAAATAACTCCGGGATTTACGAAATTGAAAGTTCCAGTAACTTTATTTCTCATCATATTTACTGAAAGAGGAATCAACTCATCTATAACTGAAATAGATGTTGGAATGTTATTCACTTCAGTTGCAAATAACATTTTATTCAAATAATTTTTAGAATCATTTATAGCTGAACTTAAAGGATGTCTGAATCGTAAGTTAAGTGAATCTGTTGTTTTAATCAATCTATCTGTACAACTTTTCAAAGCCAAATATTCACTTTCATTATTATTTGGTTCATCCTCTTCATTAAATGGTTTTCTTGACTTCAATGTTGAAGCATTTTTATCATATTTATAAATATTACCTGTACCAATGTAAGTAAAATGTATTTTATATATTTGACAAAAAATAGCCAATCTTACTGGAACTAATATGTTATATTTTGTACTTTCATCTAAACTTTCATCGAAAATTTCATCTTCCAATTGAAAACCATTACAATATATAACATGTGATACTTTCTGATCAAGTATATCGGAAAGTAAATTATTACTGCTTTCATCAATATCAGATGTTATATATTTAATCTTATTTTCCTCAAACTCATTAATATATCTTTTATTTATCCAATTTTTATGACCAACTACATAAACTTTCATAAGTTATTATATTAAAAATACATTTAATTTTTTATATTGAAACCATCTGCGGATAAACACTTAAAACTAATTTAGCTATAAAAATATAGTAATGACAAAAGTAAATGTTATTGGTGAAATAGGAATTAACCACAATGGTTCAATTGATTTATGTAAACAACTCATGTTAATTTCCAAAGGAGCCGGAATGGATTATGTTAAGATTCAAAAGAGAGATCCTGATGTTTGTGTACCAGAGGATCAGAAGAGTAAAAGGAGAATGACACCATGGGGAGAGATGAGTTATTTGGAGTATAAACATAGAATTGAATTTAATGAGGAACAAATTAAAGAGTTGATGGAGTATGCTGATCAGATTGGAATCAAGCTTTTCGCATCTGTTTGGGATATTAATTCTGCTAAGTTAATGTCTAAATATACAAAGATTGCTAAGTTGGGAAGTGCATCAATTACTGATTTGGAGTTGTGTAAGTATACAAGGGAGCATTTTGATTTCTTGATTGTTAGTACAGGTATGAGTACAGAGGAGGAAGTTGAGAAGTGTATTGAGGTTTGTAATCCAGATGTTATTATGCACACTAATTCAACATATCCTTGTCCAGTTGGTGAGTTGAATCTTCGTTATATTGAGTGGTTAAAAAATAAATATCCAGATAAGGAAATTGGTTATAGTGGGCATGAATATGGATTAATTACAACTTTCGCTGCAGTTGCTTTGGGATCAACATGGGTTGAAAGGCATATTACATTGGATAGGAGAATGTGGGGTAGTGATCAATCTTCGTCCATAGAACCTTCTGGAATTTATAAGTTGTGTAGAGGAATTAGAGATCTCGAAGAGGCTATGAAGTATGAGCCATCAGAAAGGAGACTTTTTGAGGGAGAGAATAAGAAGAGGGAGTCTTTGAGGAAAGTTAAAAATTAGTAATTTTGTTGTAACTGAATAGTTCGAAATCTTTGTTGTAAACTTTGTTAATAAGGTTAATTGAATCTTTATTAAGATAGTTGTAGTAGTTTGTTTTGTGGCTTTTGCCAACTTTTCTCTTTTTTATTGTTTCGAGTCCTTTGTAACCGATTTTTGCCATATCTTCGTTTAAATTTTCATTTTTGACTATTTGTATGTTTTTTGGTATTAAACCTTTTTTATTAACAACGAAAGTATATTGAGGAAGGTTGTGATTATCATAAGCTTGTCTGACCATTATAAATCTTTTAAGAGTATGAAAAACTTGTTTTGGTGTACTTTTTCTGTTAATGAGTTTGAAATGGAAAAGGTCACTAATTGTTCTTGTGTATGGATTTCTGACACTTGCTATTATTTTTAGGTTTTTTCTTGATATTCCTAATCTACGTCTAAATTTCATTAATGTTCTTAGGGATTGGTGTTGTGGAGAACCGTAAAATAATCCACTGAATCGGTTAAAAACGTTTCCTGAATATAGGTTTTTGATGTTGAGACCGCGGTTTTTTTTATATTTTTTTGAAAAGTATTTTTCTATTGTTGTTCCTCCAGTTTTGGGAATATGGATGTAGAGGAGGTTAATATTTCTCCTATCGTTTCTAAAGTAAGGCATATAATATATAATAAACCTGAAAAAAAGTGAAAATATTTTTACGATAAAACTTAAAAATTTATTGGGATATTATCTATAAAAATGTCAATCTGTTTATATGCTAGTGAAGTGGCGATTATTACGCGTCATAATAAATGGAAAAAATTACACGAATTTGTCCTCCAACTTTGGCAAAGAAATTATCCAGATGATTTCAAAAATAGTTTGAAGGAGATTGAGGAGAGAAAGAAAGTTAAGTTTGTTCCTGAAAAGACTGAAACTGAAGTTATTGAAGCAATTTCTAAAAAAAGGAAATTGGATATTATGAAGTCTATTGATAAAGATGCTAAGACAATTAGTGATCTTCATAAAGGTAGACAAAATATTATCAAACAAGTCAAGAAACAAAATGAGGATGAGAAGAGTGAAATTCAGAATTTCATGAAAAACATTGATAATCTCAAACTTGATAAGAAAAAGTTGGAAGAGAAGAAGAAGAAGATCATTGAGAAGTTTGATGAGAAAGATAAGAAAGAGGTTGCGAAGATTTTGAGTTCAGCTGAATCTATTAAGAAAGAAGCCAATAAAAAGGCTGTTATTAAGAAGATTGTTGCTGCTCAAAAGAAAGAAATAGAGGAATTGAAGAAGAATATGGAGAATTTTGGGAACAGAAATTTTGGAACAAAGAATGAAACAAATGTAGTTAAGCTTTTTGAAGATAAACGTGGAGAACCGGTTATTTTGGATAACAAATTTCATAAGAAAGTATTGTTTAAACATAATAATATGAAATGGTATATTGGAGGTCGTGTTGATGGTCTTCTTGAAGATGGAACTATTGTTGAGATTAAGAATAGGATGCACAGACTTTTCTATAGATTGAAAGATTATGAGAGAATTCAGATTATGTCATATATGTATATTTTCGATACTGATAATGGTGTACTTGTTGAATCAATTAGTGGAAGAATGAATATTATTGATGTTGAATTTAGTGATATTGGTTTTGAGAAAGTTAAAGACAAACTAAAAACTTTCGCCAAATTCTTCTATAATTTTTTGGGAGATATTGATAGCAAAATTGTTCTATTAATGGGAACTGAAAGTGAAAAAGAATCTTTGGTTTCTTGTTTGTAAAAAATCTATTAAACAGTAGGAATGAGTTTATTATTGGTTTTTATCTGTTTATTTGCTTTTTATATTTTCCTTATGGTTTTGAAGAATAAAACAACATCAGTTGAGGGATACAAGAACAAAACAAAAGTAAATAAGAATCCTTACGATTTATTTAAGATTTTTAATAAATGTTTTGTTATAAATTTGAAAGAAACAAAAGAGGGTAAAAGAAGAATGAATGTTTTGAATAAGCACAAGATTTTGGCTAAGTATATTACTAGATTTCCTGGTGTTTATGGTAAGACTTATAATTATAATAAGGAGATAAAGAAAGGAATTTTGAAGAAAAAGTGGGATTATGGTAGATGGTTGGGAAAGAGGAGTAAAATAATTGATATGTCTGATGGGGAATGTGGATGTGCATTGAGTCATTATTATTTATGGAAGAAGATTGTTGATGAGAAGATTCCGGTGACAATGGTTTTGGAGGATGATGCAATTAGTGTGCATCCGGATTTTGAGAGAAATATTTTCAAATTGAAGAGTTACCTTCCTAAAAATTGGGACATCTTTTTATTAGGTTTTTATTTAAATAAAGGACCTAATGGGAAGAGGCTTAATAGATATATTTATTCAGTTGATAATTTTGTTTTGTTGCATTCTTATTTAATTACTTATGAGGGTGCAAAGAAACTTTTGAATCAAATACCTATTAATATGCCTTTGGATAGTTGGATATCATCTAAGTCGAAGAAGATTAATATTTATAGGCATGGTTTGGCTAAAAATCAAAGTTGGAGGCCATCAAGTTTACTTATAAGACAACAAAGGGATACTAAACAGATTGTCAACACAAATAATTATTTTAAGTAGTAAAAAACCATATTCATTGTTGTAATGGTGTAATGGTGTAACTAAGAAATAATAAAAATCTAATTATATATTATTACTATGGTTGGTAAAGTTAGAAGAGGATTTAGTAAAGATAGATTAATTAAGTTGTTGGTTTGTGTTGGTTTGGTTTTAGTCATTATTTTCAGAAATAGGGTGTCTTGTAATTATTCTCACATTGCTTCTTTAGTATTGATCTATATTTTGGTTGATCATGTTGTTAAGAATATTGTTTGGTCGTTTATCTACACAGTTGTTATTTGGACTTTGTTATATGTTATTTTGAGGAACTACTTAAACATTAATTTTAGTGAGGGATTTGAAAATGACAATAAAAACAATAAAGAAAAGAAAACAGATATTGATGAAGATACAAAAAAGAGGGTATCTCATTTGAAAGATATGATCAAGAAATTAGAAGGTGGTATTGCTTTAACAAAAGATGATCTTACTGAAAAGAATGATATCAAAGATTATGATTTCAGAAAAAGTAAGGTTTCATCTAATGAAGATGCTAAAACAAAGGACAAAAGTTTGGATGATTTGACCCCTAGGGAAGCACAAAAAGAAACATTTGAATTAATTAATACAGTTAAACAATTGAAAGACACAGTTAATGAATTAGCACCAGTTTTGAAGGAAGGTAAAACTATATTGAGTAGTTTGGGTGCATTAAAAATATAAGGTTAATCTGTGATTGATTATAATTTTTTTATATGAGTATAATATAGAATGAAGAAGAGTTATATTATACCTTTATTAATAATCTTAGTTCCAATTGTTTTATTACTTATTTGCTCGTGGAATAAGACACATAATGTGTCTAATTGGACAGAAGGATTTGAAAATAAAGTAAGGAAAGCGAATACTTTGTTAAAAGATTGGAAGAATTTAAGATTTTTCAAACCGAAAAATGTAGATGACAAACAAAATGTTGCTACTGCACCAGTTCATCAAGATGAACCAAATTCTATTCATGCGAGAGCTGAGGTAACGCCAGATACAGGAGTTCCTTTCCAAGTTGAAACCTTTGGTAATGGTAATGATAATTGGAGAAACTTACGATTTTTTCATGATCAAAATGTAAGACCATATTTAGTTGCTACTGATCCAATTCATGCTAAAACAAGTTTAACACCAGTTGAGCCAACATCTATTAAAAGTGAGGAGACTTTTGGTGATGTAGTTGAGTCTTTCTCATTAAAGGGAATGTTTAGTAAGCCAAATAGTAGTATGAAGATTGATGATCCATTAATTCCAAGTGGAGATAATGTTTCAAAACAGTTAAGAGGTCAACCACCATCCTCCATTGTTACAAATACTTTATCCAATGGAATGCCAACTGGTACTCCACAATCTAATTTAGAGGCTCAATATTTGAATAATCTTAATAGTACAAATAGTACAAACCAAGATTTGAATAAAATGTTATCTGGACCTTCTGTTAAAAAAGAAGTTCCAATGATTAATGCCAAGCCACAAGCTATGGTTGCTCAGGAGATGGAAAAGAGTGATTTCCAGAAAAAATTCCAGTGTCAATTCTTCAGTGATAAATGCCCAGATGGTTATGTAGAAAATGGAAGTTTTTCCGTTAGTGGTGCATCAATGACATGTGGTGATGCCGTTTCAACTAAACAATGTAAAGCTGTTGCAGAGGTTAGAGATGCAAAGTTGAAGAAGATTCATATCACAGATTCTGGAAGTGGGTATTATCTTGATTCTCCACCTGTTGTAAAAATTGTAAGTAGAAATGGAAGAGGATCTGGTGCATCCGCTGAATGTGTTGTTGATGATGAAGGTCGTATCCAATATATTAATGTTACCAATAGTGGTAGTGGATATATTGAAACACCACTTATAGAAGTTAGCGATCCAAATTCAAGCAGATCTTGTCACCTATGCTGTCGCTAAAGAGAGTGTGCCTCTCCTCGCCGAATAAGAGTCGGGCTTCGCTCCGATCACCTCTCCTTTGTTTGTTTTATAAAGACAAAACGTGGTCACCTACTTGCCTCCTCGTAAGGATTAGAGTAGAACAATGGTTCTCAAACCATTAGGAGGGTACGTATTCCTCCCCATTTTATTTCTTTCTAGGTTCGGGACTCAGTTGTCCCGCCGTCCTGAGTTCATCCAGCTCACCTCCACCTGACGGGATTCGGATTCGCCTTTTTCTTCCGAGCTTCGTCTCGATCGGTTGTCCGAGCTTTGCCCTTGCTCTTGACGTTTTTCCTTTTCCCGCGACCCTTCAGTCGGTTGAGGCCTTGGCGTTTCTTCTTGGCTTTCGCCATTCGTTCTGCCTCATTCTCAGCCTTCTTCTTGGTCGCCTTGTCAGCAGCTGTCAGACGCTTCCCGATGGCTGCGAGTTGACGAGCCAGATCGGCTCTCTTCTTCTCGACATCCTCCCGTTCACGGGCTGGCATGTTTGCCGTCTTCAGGCGCTGGTCAAGCTTCCTCAGCCCACTCGTGAACATCTGTCGCTTGGATGAACCCTTTTTCCCCCGGTTTTGCATTTTTTTTTTGTCAGTGCCCTGCTTGTAGATACTCGGTGGCGTTGCGTAGGCACGCAATTTTCATGATACTAGAGATCACTAGCCCCAAGCCCCCAGTTTTACCCCTAAATAGGGGACACCCGCGGGTGCATCGACCTCCCTTTCCCAAGTTGTTTTTACGCTTTAATCTAACGTTTACAAACATAAACATGATCATGTTTGTGAAAGGTAACGTGTGTAATCCTTTCTTTTTAAGAAAATTGCGAATAACAACCTAGTACTAAGCAAGGGTCTCGTGTAGCGTACTGGATCACGACCGAACAACCGCCCAGCCCTGAATACGCACTCTGTCAGCACCCGAGGGGCGATCATGACGAGATCAGAGTTATTCCCGATCACCTCTATCAACTGTCCGGATGGACCCTGAAACGTTAGTTATCTTGCGACACTTTCCGCCAGTATATTGGAATCAAGAGATTGGTGTTTGTGAGTAGCCTTCTCGATAAATATATATGTTTTTAAAATCTAGATTTTTATGAACATCATTTTTTTTTATCTTTATATATTTATAAGGAATGAAAAAGATATCCAAAAATACACTTTATTTAGCATACTTCGTAATCATTGTTCTTATGACTGTCGTTGTTTATATGTTTTATCAAAATCACAATCAACAAGAAAACTTTGTTGATGATGATAGTATAGAAGCACAAGTTGTTCCAGTCAATCCGCCAGTCAATCCAGTGAATATGCCACTTTACAACTACATCAACAACACTCCATTTAAAACTGGAGGATCCGTTTTAACAAACTCTCCAAAACAAATGAATTCTTTAGACAGAGTTTACAACCCATTAAGATATCCATACAAAAGTCACGAATATTACAACCAAAACTGGAGACCAAACTTAGCACTCCCTCCTCAGGTTATTGGATGTGGTGGTAGAAATACACCTTGTCTAGGCGGTACTCAAGTACCTATTGCTAATCCTATGTATCCTTTGGACATTAGTAATAATAACATTGCACCAATTAATATAAGAACTCGAGGACCATTAGGAGAGCCACAACAGGTTGGATCTTTGTATAAGTTATATGCTAATGATAATGAAGTTTTGCCTTTGTTTGGTAGAAAGAAATATCCCAATGGTGATAGAAATTGGGAGTATTATACTGTTGCAGGTAGACAAAGTATAAAACTTAGAGTAGTTCAGAAGAGAAGAGGTGAAGAATTGGGAACAAATGATGTTGTTTTCATTAATGGTTATAATAAAGCTCCATACAGAGTCACCATGTATGAATACGATTTCCCACAATACATTCCATACCTCTAAAGAGACATGCTGTCTCTTTTGTCCGTAGAAAGCTGGAGCTTATGGTTTTATTATTATAAAGACAAACGTGGTCAACTACCATCCCCTTTTGGGGCTAAGTAGAACGATGATAGTGGAGACATATCTCATGTGCAACTTGATTCACATGATTTACATTTCCTCACCAGGAGGGTACGTATTCCTCCTCATTTTTTTCTTTCTTGTCCTGAGAAACCTCTGGATCACGGCCGGCGGAGCTTCCCGCGATTGCTGCGGAAGTACTTCTGCCGGCGCGCCCGCTTCTCCTCGCGCTGCTTGGTCGTCGATGACGTGTGCCAGTCACATTTAGTCTCATTGTTGGGATTCATGCAATTGGTACGCTGTCGGTCCTTGGCCTTGCGTGACCGGGCGGCCGTCGTCCGCCAGTCGGCGTCGTTGTCGTTTGCCCGGTAGTGCAGCGCGGGGTTGATTTCACATCGGCCTCGCCGACGCTCCATCCAGTCCCACTTGGACTGTAGCCTTGGTTCCTCATTGAGGCTCTCCTCCGGCTCGTCCCAGGACTCCACCTCCCCCGTCCGGTTGTCGCGAATGCGACCGCCAGAGAGGTGGGTGTAGCGACGAGGCTTTCCTATTGTGCTACCGCCATTGCATGTAGCTTCATCAGGAATGGACTTGTCACTGACTGATGTTATTTCGTTTTTGTTCGGTGTGTTCGGAACTAAAGAAACAATCTCCCAGAGGGCATAGCTCGCGTGTCAAACGGCTACCTTTTTCCTTGACATTTTTCCTGTGTTGGACTTTGCTGGGAACCTGTTACAAAATTGCAACTGGTCCCAAAACTGGCAAGGTCAAAATGTTCTTACCATAAAACTGATGCATGCATCAGAGTCGGATATTGTCACATATACAACTTAACGTTCAAAGACATAAACATGATCATGTCTAAGGAAAGGTAACGTATTTAATCCTTTCATTTCAAAGTTGTACACGCCACAACAGAGCCAATCAATATAAAGATATGAAAAACATGATTTTTCTGAGTATCAATTTTTTTTGTGGGGGTAACCCCCACTGACCCCCTTTTCTACCTAGCTTTGCTCGGTAGGTACAAACTGGTTATAAAATTCTCTAAGTTTTTATAATAAATTAGCAACCAATAACCAATAACCAATTTGTACCGCACGAAGTGCGGGCGTAGAGTTTAAAAGAGAGAGGCACTCTCTCTTTGTCTCTTTGTATTTATAAATGTAATTTCACCTACGTACAACATGCATAGACATGATCATACTTGTGAGAGGGTAACGTATTTGATCCCTCTATTTTATTGAAATTCAACATTTAGTCCAACTCACCTCACCACTTCCCTTTGCCCTTGCGAGCAGTCTTCCGCTTCTTGTCAGTCTTCTTCTTCATGCCATCAATCTTCTTCTGCGTCTTCTTTGCCTTGCTGTTCAGCTGCTTAGCCTTTGAGCGGAGCTTTCCAACTTCCTGTCGAATCTTGGCACCACTGCGGCGCAGTCGGTCTTGACCACTCTCGAACTCCGTGAGCGAGATGTCACCAATCTGCGCCAAAGCTTTCTTCTTCTCCGCGCGGTCCGCTTCCATCTGCTCGTGGGCAATCCGTCTTTGCTCCTTTCTCTCGGCGCGAGACATCTCCTTTGCCCGATCAGCAGCAGCCTTTCTCTCAGCCTTCTTCGCATCCTTCAGACGCTGCTTCTCGGTACGGTAGTCCTCAGGGGACTGGAACTTTTGTTCAAACCGCAACTGGTACACACATCCAAGAGCAGCCTCACTGCTAATGGACTTGATCTCACCCATCATCTGCCGTTCCATTTCCACAAGGCCGAACGTGATGTCCTGCCCAGTTTCCTTGTTTCGGTTAGCCCGTTGGTGATTCGCTCGTGCACCCTCTTCCAAGTGCTTTCGTCGCATGATCTCCTTCTTGACCTGCTTCCCCTGCTGAGAAGCCGCCTCCTTGGCCCGAACACGTCGGTCCATTTTGGCACGTTTCTCCTCAGCAACCTTCCGCTGGTACTCGATCTTCCCGCGAACGATGATCTGCGCCTGCTGCACAACGTCCTTCCCGACGTACCCCGTCTCACGGAGCTTCGTCACTTCCCTCTGGACGGCCCTTTCGTCAAGGTCGTTGAGGTCTCGGTCGTCGAGCAGCTTCGCAGCGATCTTGTTCGCGCGTTCTGTGATGTGTTTCGAAGCCTCTAGTGCTCGTTCCCGCAGGTCTTTCTTCAACTTGTCAGCCTTCCACCTGTTAATCTTACGCCCATCAGATGGACGCTCAACCTTCGCAGTGGATAACGGGAGCACGACGCCTTGGAAGTAACCGTTATCGTCAGCTTCTTCCTGCTTCGCACTCTTTTTGACGAGTTGGTCACGTGCGAGTTCAAGGCACTTGGCATTCAGCTCACGTTTCTCGGCAAGTCTTGCAGCACGTTCGTCCGCACGCCTCTTTTCAAAAGCGGCCTTTCGCTCGCGACGCGCTGCTTTTGCTCGCAGCGCGTCCATTTTCTCGCGACGCTCCTGCTTCTTGTGCTTGCGCTCCTTGCACTCTGCAATCTGCCTCTGGCGTTCCTCCCCTTCACGAAGCTTCTGCGCCTTCGACTTCTTCTCATTGAAGAGTGCGTTTGGCTTCGCGCGTACAATTTCCTCGGCCTCTGCAGCCTTCTTCTGCTCGCGTTCTGCCTTCATCTTCTGAGCAAGCTCCTCCGCCTTCTCCTGCGCAAGTGCTTTCTCAGCCTTCTGTCGAGCGCGTTCTTCCGCAGCCGAGTGCTTCAGTTCCTCCGCCTTCTTTTGCGCAAGTTCCGCCGCCCTCTTTTGCGTAAGTTTTTCCATCCTCTTCTCGTCAGCAAGAACACCCTTTCGGCTAGCTCCGTCCTTCTTCATAAGGACATTGAACTTTCCGAACGGTTTCTTCTCATTCTTGCTGATCTTACGCGCCTCCGCCCGAGCGATGTGATCGGCTTTCTTCGCGTGAGAAAAGGTCATCGTCTTCTTTCCACGGCCCTTGCAAGCCGTCAAAGCTGCCTTCTTGACGGCATTCTGCACGTCCTCCTTCAGCTTCATGGCGTTTGTCCGTTTCGTTTTCCGAAGAACACGAGACGCAGCACCGTAGCCCTTTTTTGACATCTTTTCTGCGATAAGGCCCTTACAGCTCTTCCCCTGCTTCCTCCGAGACTGAATGGCCTCGTTGAGGGCAGCGCGGACCCACCCATCGTGTTCCGCAGTGATAGTCCACCACCCTTTTTTTTTGCCATCACCTCCACCACCACCAGAGGTGGAAGTAGAAGTAGCAGCTCGCCGAGACTCGATGACATCAAAACGGGCGTTCAGCTCCTCGAGCTCCGCCTTCTTCTTAATGCGCTTCTGTTTAGCCTCGACAGCCAGTTGTGCGTCGCGTTCAGCCTTGACCCGAGTAGCTTCCTCCGCTTCAGCCTGAGCAAGTAGCTCGGCTTTTGCTTTGGCAGCTGCTTGCTTGGCCCTAGCCTTTTCGCGACGCTCTTTGCGGAGGGCGGACACATCCACCCATTCCGCATCATCGTCGCCATCTGCGTCTAAACGCTGTATGTCGACACTGTTCTGTACCTCGCTGACGAATTTCCCAAAGGTCTTTCCGCCAGCATAGTCCGATTGCATCTCCCAGCAACCGATTTCAAAGTGAGCACAAACCTCCTCTTCAACGATCGGTTGTTCAGATCGAATCAAAGACTCGATGAACTCCTTCACATTAAAACGATTGATCACATCACTTCTAACAAGTCCTCTATTTACAGTTGAGGTTCCGTTTTGCATTTTTTTTTTGTCAGTGCCCTGCTTGTAGATACTCGGTGGCGTTGCGTAGGCACGCAATTTTCATGATACTAGAGATCACTAGCCCCAAGCCCCCAGTTTTATCCCTAAATAAGGAACATCCGCAGATGCATCGACCTCCCTTTCCCAAGTTGTTTTTACGCTTTAATCTAACGTTTACAAACATAAACATGATCATGTTTGTGAAAGGTAACGTGTGTAATCCTTTCTTTTTAAGAAAATTGCGAATAACAACCTAGTACTAAGCAAGGGCCTCATATAACGTACTGGATCACGACCGAACAACAGCCCAGCCCTGAACACGTTCTCCGTACTGCAACCCAAGGGGCGATCATAACGAGCCTAGAGCTTACCCGATCATTCCTTTCAGTTGGCCAAATGGCGCCCTGTCCAAGGTTATCTCTCGACACTACTTGCCAGTATATTCACTGAAAGAAACTGGTTTTTATGAGTCTAAAACATCTTTTCAATGCCTACCTTCTCGATAAATATATATGTTTTTAAAAATCTTATATTGTTTAGTATCATTTTTTTTCATTCAATCAAGAAACTGGTTATTATATTGACATATTTCTCTAAGTTTTTATAACAAATATCACACTTCTTCCTAAAAATCTCGTTCAGTTGGTGGGAGATATGGAATATTAAGAATTTTAAACAACTCCTCTTCTGATTTCAATGGGTGAAGTTCACCAGTGCTTTTAGTAATTAAACCATATTCATTAAGAGAATATCCTAAAGCATTAGCCTTTTGTCTAACCAAAACATTAAAATTTTTTGATCCAGTAAAATACAATAATGCCGCAAAATACTCTCCATAATTGAAACATCTAATATCAATACGTCTTGCTTTACTTGTCGAATTGACTTTACAAACACCCATATATTTCTTTTCTCCATGTGTTGTCAAATCATCGACAATAAATCCAACACTCTTACAAACTTCAACAATACCTGTCAAATACTTATTTCCATGAATGTCACCTTCCGCATTCGGATCAGTAATAATAATATCCACATCACCACTATCTGTACATCCTCTCCTATAAGACCCACAAATGTGATATGTCAAGTTTCTATTAAAATTAGCCAAAATTTTACTGAAAACCTTTTCAATCTTTTCAATCTCACTTCTTGGAATACGCTCTTGGAAATCTTTGTAATATCTCAAACCAACTTGGATGTGGTGTGTTACCTCCAATTTACCATTACCAACAGCAGCCAAAACATCATTAATTGATTTAAATCCAGCTTTTATCCACTGTTCTGCCTTAACATCTCCAACTCCTGTTACAGCTTTGAATTTATTAAGTAGATCAATATTTATTGTTTCAGTTGCCAAATCTTCCAAAGTACCCGTTCCTAAAATTTCATCAATTCTTTCTAACATACCTTTTCCGACTCCTTTAACACCCTTAACGTCAGCACTTGATTTAATTTCAAAATCAAGATCTTTAATAGAATTAATAGCCTTTTGAAGAGCAATGGCTTTCCATTTTTTAGACTTATCCTTTCTGTAGAGATTCAATTGTTGAGACAAAGTGTCAATAATCTGTTTATTCATAATTAATTCTTATAGAATAACTCTTTAAACAAAAGAAAAATCACTTTTGCGGGGGTAACCCCCGCTGGCCCCCTTTTCGCTCACTAACGTTCGCGGTACAAATTGGTGAGTGAGTTTTGTTACCACGCTGACCCCTTTTATTTACTAATATTTGCTGTACAAATTGGTGAGTGAGTTTTGTTACCGTGTTACACCTAATATTTGCGGTATATTTTGTGAATTATTTGTGAAAAAATTGACTAAAAAAAAATAAAGATATTTATATAATACTGATAAATATGTCTGATCAAAAACAGTCTGTTTCTTCTAGTAAGGGTGAACAAAAACAAAAACCTTCTTCTATTACTCTTGGTAATGGTATGGATGAAAAGAACAAGAAAGCTCTTAAAGTTCTCCAAACGAAAGGTGAAAAAGAATTCATTAAGCATGTTTTCACAGGTGATAGTGGGGAGCGTCTCAGTTATGCAGAGATGCGTATGAGGTATGGTTAATATAAATATCTCTGTAAAAGTATATGGATTATATTAAGGAGAAATTAAGATCCATTAAAATTAAAAATAACAGTTTGAAGGATTTTTATAAATTAGTAAAAAAAGAATATGATAAGATAAACATAAATATTAAAGATATTAAGTTTCTCTCCACAAATGAAGTAATAGATACAAACACATTGACAAATAGTCGTTTTTTTTCCAAAGAGGTTCTAAATTATGTCCAAAAACATTTGGTTAACTGTTTGGTAATTAATTGTGGTAGCAAAACTCAGATACATTTTTTCACAGAACATACCCCAAACAATATGACAGAAGACGTTATTGGTATTTTGAATAATATTTGTAAGATTGTTTTCATTATGAGGAGGTTGTTTCAAAACAATAAACATCTCAAAATACAATATTTCGATTGTAAATTAAAAAAACTATTTCCCAAAAAGAAAGGCGCAATTTTAACAGAAAATAATTGTAATAGTGGTCTCAGTTATGTCACTAATTATTATATGATCGTTTACAGAAGAGAGGAGTTCAGAAGAGTTATGATACATGAGCTTTTCCACTCTTTTCTCGGAGATTACTCATTAATTGATGTCCAACATAATAAAAATTTGAGTAAATATTTTTGTTTAAAAGATGATGATAACATAAACATCAATGAAACGTATACAGAATCTTTGGCAACCATTATAAATCTACTATTTATAATGCTTGAAAAAGGAGATTCAATAAAAAAATTAGATGATATGTTCAGAAATGAATTGGCTTATTCCACTTTGGTCATGCTTTCTATTTTGAGACATTATGGATATACAAGTATTGAAGAGTTAAAAAGAGTCAAAGGAAAGAAATGTAAGATATTACCTCAAAAAACAAGCGTTTTCAACTATTACATATTAAAACCCTTTATGTTAATTAATATTGACAATTTATTAAAACTAACCTTAAGTGGGGAATGTTCAAAGAAATTTGTATTTTCCGAAATGAGTTTATGTCTAAATGCTTTTTACCAACTTATTTTACAAAATTTTGAAAATAAACCTTTCCAACAATTAGTTGATGTGTTGGTAAAAAATAAAAAAATAAAAACAAATAGTCTTTCTATGGTTTTTTATAAAGGAATATAGAATAATATTTTTTTTTACAAAACCAGAAAAAATGATTTTATGATAACTGGTTTAAATAATATGTAATATATAAATACCTGAAATGGGAATCAAATCGTTGAGTACAATTTTGAACCAATATGTAAAAAATGGAATGAAGAATATCACTTTGGATACCTTCAGAGGTAAAGTGATTGCTATTGATACGAGTATTTATCTTTATAAATTTACATATAATACGTCGGATTATTTGGAAGGTTTTACTCGTCAAATTCTACGTTTATTGAAAAATGGAATAACTCCTTTATTTGTGTTTGATGGGAAACCGCCTGATGAGAAACGAGAAATTCTTAATGATAGAAAGGAGAAAAAAGAGATACTTGTTAAGAAGAAGAAAATGATTGAGGAGTTCATGAAAGAACGTACAACTCCAGCAGATGGAAATGAATCACTAAAAGAGTTTATGGAAGAGTTGAAGAATAAAACTGATGAACATTTGAAGAATGAGATTGCGAAAATTAAGAGGAAGATTATTTATATTACACATAATGACATTGTGAAAACTAAAAAGCTTTTCGACCTTTTTGGAGTACCACATGTTGCAGCAAATGGTGAAGCTGAAGCTTTCTGTGCAGTTCTTTCGAAAAATGGATTAGTTGATGGTTGTATAACAGAAGACACAGATTATCTGGCTTCTGGTGGTCATAATTTTATCAGGAATTTTAACTCAAATAATAACAATATTTCACTTTATAAGATTAGAGATATTCTTGATGATTTAGAAGTAACATATGAAGAATTTATTGACATTTGTATTCTTTGTGGTTGTGATTATACAACAAAGATTACAGGTATAGGTGCAATTAAAGCGTACAAATTCATAAAGAAGTATGGGACAATTGAAGGAGTTATTAATGGTTTAGCAACAAATAGCTCATATAAAGTACAAGATAATTTTGATTATAAGAAGGCTAGGTCATTGTTAAAATGTGAAGACCTATTTAATTTGGAAGGTGTTAGTAGATCTAATTTTAAGATTAAAAATACAGATGAACAAGCGTTAATTGATTATTTGAAAGAAAATTCGGAAAAGCTTAAGGTAAAATCATATAATGAAATTGCACTAAAGTTGGGTAAATACAAGCAAAGTATTCTTACACCTTCTACATCTATTGAAAGTTCGGGTAAACAACGTAAAATTGGAGATTTCTTCAAGAAAAAATATTTCATTACTGAAGAGATTGATATATCTGGAGGTATTAAAAAATAAAATGTTTTTCTAAGAATGATTTCAAGTTGAAAAATGTAACTTCTTCATTGTTATTTAGTCCTAAAAGAGTTTCTAATTTTTCATCTAAATTTATATTTTTTCTATTTTCTGTGTTTTGTAGATTATTATCCTTAATGTATTGAACAACTTCTTTGTAAACTTCTGCCATATTCATTTTTTCAGAAGTTGGGTGAACAAATTCTTTTAATTCATCACTTATTTCGCATTTTCTAGTAAAATTTGTTTCTATTGGTAACTCTTTCCTACTGGTCTTGTTTGTCTTTTTTATAACTTTTGATTCTAATTTGTCTATTTTTTTTTCATAATCTTTTTGCTCTTTTTTTCGCAATCTATCCAACTTTTTAAGGCTAGATTTGAGAGTTTTAATTTGGGATTCCATATTTAAAACTTGTTCTGTTAATAATTCAAAAAGTTCTTGGCTCATTTTAGTTTGATAATTAATTAAATTTTTTTTTATATATTTTTTTATTGTTTTATTTTTTCTAATTATATATTAGTTTACATGGGAGATAATAATAACAAAGATTGTCCAAATGTTGGTAATATAATTAATTCATGGTATTCCATTATGAACATTCCATTATCAGCCAATTTTGGAAATGTAATTGAAAATATGAAAAAATATGGACCAAAAGCTCCATCAAAATGGTCAATAATCTGGTTCATCAATAAATTTTACAAAATCATTGAAGGTGCTGGAACCAGTATTTCAGCAGAAGGCAAAAGCAAATTTTACGATATGTATAATGCCCTCAAACTTTTTAATCCAGTTTTCTTCATTATTTTTACCTTTTTGGTAATGAGTGATTGCGAACCAATCTACAAAATAAGTGACAGTACTGTTATGCAAAATATCCCAACTTCAATAACTTACATGTATATTGTTCTTTTTGTTATTGTTATAGGTATTGTTATTTACAACCTTTACAAAAAAATAAGTTGTTATAATAGTCTTGTTCAAGATATAAAGACAAATGGTTTCAAGAGTTTCTATATTGTTGTTCCCTTAATTGGAGTTGGAATGATTCTATTGATCAATTTCCTTTTACCAACAATTGTATCTCCAATCATGGATTCAATAACAACTCTAACAAGTGATGAACAATCAACATATACTAAATTGGTTGTTTATGGTGTTTTCTTCATTTTAGCAATTGTTTTCGTTATTTTATTCGCTAAAATGTACAGGGGAAAAAGATTAGGAAAATTCAAGAGTGATTCAAGTTATTTCTCCGTTTTAGGCGGGATTGCAAGTAATATTTACTTAATTATCTCATTATTATTAGCAACTGGTATTATAACTTATATATTTAGTGGTTTAGGATCATTTCTTTTAACTTTAATGCTTGGATGTATATACTTTGTTTATATTATCATTATTTATCTAATGTTATACACCATTTTGGAAGGAGGAGATTATAAAAAAATATTAGTTTTCACAGTACTTTTACTAATTATTATTACACTCGCCGGATTATATTTGTTGTATGAAACAGTTGAAAGTATTAACAGTTTATGTACAGAATCTAATGGGAGTAGTTCATCAACAGGTATGGGAACCATTTTGGCAAATGCATTTTTACCAATTCTCTTGTTCTTTATGACAATATATTTATATGGTATGGTTTATAATGAAAATAATTGGGCTCAAACCAAGAGTAAATTCTATATTTTCTACACTATATATTCATTAATTATCATCATGAGTTGGTTCACAAGTAATATTTCAGTTGGTTTCATCTATACAATAATGTGGATTGTTATCACTGTTATTCAAAGAAAATGGATTGGACACTTATTTAAAGCCATTCGATCTGATGCGAAATCAGTTGGAAATAGTGTCAAAAAAGGTGTAAAAACAATAGAAGGTAATGTTCAAGCACTTGCTCATAAAAAATGATTTTATAATTATTTAGTTTTGATCAATCCTTTTACAAATATAAATGAGTTCAGGATCTGTTAATTATCGTATACAATCTTTACAACATGAAATTAAATTATTGAAACAAGTTATTTTCAATAATAATCAAAAATTTAGAAAAGAATTGACAGAACTATCTGATCGTATTGATAAATTGGAAAATGAAAAAGATAATACAGAAACATTAGTTTTGATTGAAAAATCTTCTACCAATCTTCACAGCTGATTGATCCATCACAAGTTTCCATACTTAAACAATCAGAATTATCCAGATACGTCTGATATTCTGTTATAAATCTTTCCATTATTTTTGGTCCAATATTAAATCCTAATTTATCTATAAAATTATGAATAAAAACGGCATCACGTATAATCTTTACTTTTTCTGAAATAAAAGTAGTAATATCACAATAATCATCAATATAAAATTCAGGATCATCTCTCATAATAACGTTTTTAATATAATCATATTGTGTAACAGTCAATATGTTTATAAATGTGGATTTATTACAAACGACCATCACGTAGCACGGATGATTTTGTTCCATATTTTATAATAAAAAAAAAATAGTTTTTAAATCATTTATTACTCGCTACTTGTGGATTCTGATTCAGAATCTGAAGTTTCATAATCCCTTGTTTTGAGTTCATTTATAACTTTTTGTATGATATTTTCTCCAAAGGATTCTCCATAGATTTGATTAAAATTATTTATAAAATCCTTATCACGTGTGACTCTTGTATTGTCTAGGAGTTCTTCAATTGTTATCCATTTTTTATTATTTACAAAATTTGGATCAATATCTCTTTTGATTATGTAATTTGGTTCTTCGCGAACCATTTTAAGAAAATATTTAAAATCTTCTATTGAAACAAGGTTTATAAAACTAACAAAACATAATTTTTTTGTTGGTTCTTTGAGATTTTCACAACTTACGATGACGTATTCTGAGTGTTTATTATTCATATATCTTATTTAGATAATTCACTCAACCCGCGAATAAACGAATTAATTGTTTGTACAACACGATCTTTTGTACAGGTTTCAATCATCAATTCAATTGCACTAATATTCGCTAAAACTAATCGCTTGTTTGGTAAATTTTGATATGAATCAACATATTTTTTCAATTCGTTGATCATTTCTAAATTTGGAGAAAACGACATCGCTTTCAAAAATCCAATAATGTAATCAATGGACATAGTCATCTCATTGAATTTATAAATGTGGAATATTTTTGTTCATTTTTTATTTCAATCCACGTCTATGTAAATATTCATTTTTCGCAAAATCGCCATGTGGTTCAATAAAAGCAACTTTCATTTCATTATTCATAACTTTACACATTAACCACCAAAACAACCATATAACTAAAATAATCATAGATATCATTATCGTTATATAAATTCCAAAAAATATAATTTGTTCATAAGTCATAATTTTATAAATAAACTAAAACCACCCAAAATAAAAAAAATCATTTTTTATTGTCCTATCTTAACTTGTTCAACAACAGGGATTTCCTTAGTTATTTCTTGTAGATGTTTATTCTCCAATTCATTTTTGTTAATAAAAAAATAAAAATGAATTGATTTAAGACTTATTTATGTTTTAATATCGATAATCATGGCAAAAAAATATACAGGCAAAGTTGATCATGACGTTTATATAGAACGTTTTAAGACTATTCGTTCAATTGGGGAGGAAATTGTACAAGATAATGATCTTTTGGCACTTTTAAAAAATAAAGAGCAACCAATTGTTTATGATGGGTTTGAACCTTCTGGACGTATGCATATTGCTCAAGGTTTATTGAGAGCGATAAATGTAAACAAATATTTGAAGTCCGGTTGTAAATTCAAGTTTTGGATAGCGGATTGGTTCGCTCTTTTGAATCACAAATTGGATGGGGATTTGAAAAAGATTAGGAATGCTGGTAAATTAATGATCGAAACATGGAAAGCTTGTGGTATGGATGTTGATAATCCTAATATTGAGTTTTTATGGTCATCTGATGAGATTAATGCTAAACCGATGGAATATTGGTTACAAGTTTTGGATATAGCGACCAAGTTTAATTTGAAACATATTAAACGTTGTACACCAATTATGGGTGTTACTCCTTCATCTGATGAAGATGATGATGATGGACTTTCAATGTCACAGATGATGTATCCTGTAATGCAGGCTGCTGATGTTTTCTTTCTTGGTGTTGATATTTGTTCTCTTGGGATGGATCAACGTAAGGTGAATATATTGTGTAGGGAGTATTGTGATAAAATTAATAAGAAGTTGAAACCAATTATGGTTTCTCATCATATGTTAATGGGTTTGGATGGAAGTGATAAGATGTCTAAGTCTAATCCAGATAATGCTGTTTTCATGAATGATACACCAGATGAGGTTAGACGTAAGTTAAAAAAAGCTTTTTGTCAACCTAAAAATATAGAAGTGAATCCGATCTTGGAGTATGTTAAGTATATAATTTTTGAAATTGATGAAACTTTTTTGATTGAAAGACCGGAAAAACATGGTGGAAATTTGACATATACTGATTATAATCAATTGGAATCTGATTTTGCGGAGGAACTTGTTCATCCGGCTGATTTAAAGAAAGCTGTTACAGAATGTATAATTCGTTATTTGAAACCAGTTCGGGAACATTTTGCAACAAATTTGGAAGCTAATCGCTTACATAAGACTATTAAAAGTTATAAACTAAATAAAAAATAAGAATTAGGATTGAGAAAAATGTTTTTCGATTTGCTCCATAAAGTTTTTCTTGTGATTAATCTTCCTAACAGAAGACACATGCTCTTTTGCTTCATCAAGTGTCATATCATTATACTTAACTAGATATGCTATTGTGAATGCAGGACTTCTATTGATTCCTTATTTACAATGAATTAAAACCTTTTTACCTTTTGATAAATATTTATGTATTAAATCACATACCTCATCTAAATAAGGTGTAATATCAAAAGATAATTTATCTTTTATAGGATATCTTTTATTAAGTATTTGGCCAGTCGTTTGTTTTGAATTAGCACCAGTTGATATAATGATATCAACATCTGTTAAAATTTTGGTTGAATATTGGTTACCAAGATAGAAATTTTCTAATATTTTTGAATAAGACATATTAATATAATATTATAAAATTTCTTTAAATTATATTCATAAGATCAAGATAGTTTAAAGAAAAGTTTTTATATTTATGTGTATGAGTGATACTTACATAAGATGTGTATATTGTGGTGAGTTACATCAGTTTAATGCTGAAAAAGGAATAATTCATTATGAAGATAGTTTAAGACGTTGTCCAGTTCCTCCATCTAATAATAGGGAATGTTTTACATGTGGTGAGAAAAGGTATTATACTTTTTGTAGGAATGAGTTGGAAAAAGGTCAGTTCAAAAGGTGTAATAAATGTATTGAAAATGGTAAGATTAGGCGTTTTGAAAAATATGGAAAAATGCTTAAAAATATTGGTGATCTTCTTATGGATTCCATTAGAGAATTAAATGTTATAAAGGTGGTTCAAATATTAGAGGGAGAGAGAAATCTTTCAAATTATCTTATTCCAGAGGTTTGTGATGATTTTGAGATGTCTTGTATGGGTGAGTTTACGATGTTCCCAGAGAAACCACAAAATTCAAATAATTGGCCGTCCGATTCATTGGTTACAACATGGAAAAAATATGGAGGTAATAGATATAAATATGTTCATAATATGGTTTTTGATAAACATGGTAATTATATCCCAAATTCAAAGGATCGTAGTCACAAATTTCCAACAACACCATTAAAGCTAGTTGTTGAATTGGCTGGTCATTATAAAGATATGCCAAGGGCTATTATTAATTTAATACAAATTGCCCAAATTTTAATTCAGGTTGGTGCATATCCAGTATTTGCATGGAAGTTTTGGGTATTTAAATATGGTGAAATTGATTTTAACCAACAAGAACAAGAATTTTACAAAAGGGTTGGTGCAGTAATTTATAATAGTTTTCATCCTGATAAGTAACTATAATCAACATATTTCAACTTATTTTTTTCGCATAATTTACCATTATTAAACTTATGGAAATATTGATTTTAATCATAAAATGTCTATTTATTTACTAAAACAAAGATGATGATCAGTTTTGCTCAGTCTTTGAGATACGTTCCAAACTAAAGTTTTTATAATAATTTTATATATTTTATTTATAAGCAACTAAATCAGTTCATTACCCCTACAATTGAATGTAGGAAATAAACGGCAAGCCGATCCTTGCTCCGGTAACCTATCCCTAAATCAAGGGCATGATGTGCGAAACGAAGAATAGAACTAATCTAGTCACAATCAATATATAGTATAAAAAATCTAGACTTTTATAAGCATCAATTTTTTTTATATAAAACATTACATTTTACATAAGAATATCTTTGTCTAAGAAGAATATATATTTTATTTATAAGCAACTAAATCAGTTCATTACCCCTACAATTGAATGTAGGAAATAAACGGCAAGCCGATGGTTCTTATTAATTTAATACAAATTACTCAAATTTTGATTCAAGTATTAAATTTTTGGTTATTTATATATGATCAAATTAATTTTGAAAAAGATGAATATGAACATTATGAAACAATTAGAGCTTTAATTTATAAAAGTTTTTCATCCTGACAAATAATCATAAATATTTTTCACAACATCTTTGTTTAATTGTTTAGATGTTATGAATATAATAATACATTTCAATTTGTATTTTTCATTTTTTTTTTAGTTGCTCAATTTCTTCTTCAAGTTTTTCTATTTTCTCACACATGTCACATTTTCCATTATTAATTATACAATAACGATTTGGTTCATTAAAGATTTGTAACGTCCGTCGGCTAGCATAAGAGCTTAATGCTTGTACTAACAATACTTTTTTTCTAAAAAAGTGTTCCAACAGTAAACTTTTTTGACAATACTTTTTTTCTAAAAAAGTATACTTAAAGAAAAACATATTTTATAAAAGTATTATCTATCTTTACAATATTAGGTCATGGAAACCATTCTCGAAAATAATATTGAAAATAAAGAGAGTATTGATGCGAAATACAATATTGTTGTTGATGGAAAACCTTTGATTTTCATGGCAACAATATTAAATCGTCTTGATTATTTGACAAAAATGATTGAGGCTAAGACTGATTTAAACTTGGTTGGACCCACAACTCATTGTAGTGCTTTGGCATTGGCAACACATATGAATAATATGGAGATTGTTGATATGTTGTTGGATGCTGGTGCTGATTGTGATATAGCAACTGAGGATGACGGATCAACTCCTTTGATAATAGCATCTGAAATGGATAATATTGGGATAGTGGATAAGCTTTTGAAATATAAGGCTGATATAAATTATGAGAATAAAGAAGGTGTTACTCCTTTAATACAAACAATTATGAATGACTGTTGTGATGTTTTTGATTATTTAGTTAATGATGGTGTTGATGTAAATTATGTAAATTGTCAGGAGGATACACCTTTGACAGTGGCTGTTGAGTATGATAGTGAGTATTTTATTGAGAGGTTAATAGAAAATGGAGCAGATATTAATTATGGGAAGGGTAGACCGTGGAGAACACCTGTGTGTTTAGCTGTACAGAGAAATACATTGAATGCCTTAAAAACCTTATTGAAAATGGGAAGTGGTGTTGAAGCGAGTGATGAAGTGGGAGGCTTAACACCTTTATTTTTTTCGATTTTTAATGATAGTTATGAATCTTTTAGAATTTTGTTGGAGTCTGGAGCTGATCCTAATAGGGAATCTTCGAGTAGTGAATGTGATGGTTTTGTCACACCCTTACATATAGCAGTTGCGGAAGGTAATGTGAAATGTGTTAATGATTTGTTGGAAAGAGGTGCTGATCCGAATAAAATGTCGTCTTTTGGGAATGAGACTCCGCTGTATATTTCGGCTTATATGAATGATTTCGAATGTTTACAGTTGTTGTTGAAGTACAAGGCAAATCCAGATATCCTGAAACAAGGTACAAAACTCAGTGCTATAGATATTGCGGTTAAAGGTTCAGATTGTCATAAGTTATTGGTTGAAGAGAAGAATAAAAGGAAGTTGATGAAATGTAAAGAGTATTTGGATGAAAGGTGTCCAATTTGTTTAGATGAGATGACAGATGGTGGAGAGATTGAGATAACAAATTGTTATCATGGGTTTCATAAAGGGTGTTGGGAAGAGTACGGTAGTAAGGAAATATGTCCGATATGTAGGGGAAAAGCTATATAATAAGAGTTTTTTTTTTTGAGATGTATCAAGATAAAAATCTTTAATATTATATTATGAAAATTGATGATAAAATTTCAGTGGGTAATTTTAAAATGTTACATGATATAATTGAATATAAACATAATTTATCAAAAACTGATAAATGGTGGGAAAAAAAAGGATTTGAATTGAAAAAAATTATAAGAAATTTAGAGAATAATAAAATTAAAAATTTAGATATGACTGTACAAAATAAATTAAAAAAAATATTAATTGAAATCGATGATAGATTTCAATTGTGGCATCAAAAATTTAAGTATTCAAAACCTTTAACTATTTTTTTAAGAAAAGAAAAGCGGATAAGAAAACTTATAAAAAAAATATTAATTTTTATTGAAAGTGGTAGAGGCAAAAGAAAAAATTTATTTAAAATGGATAAAGAATATGGTTATTTTAAAATGAATGATAAATTTAGAAAAATTTATGATCAAGCAATTCATTTAAATTACATGGATTCTGTAGAAGATAAGGGTAAATATTTTCCACATAGCTTTGAAAATGTTCATTTAAATAATTTATCATATGATAAATATAAAAAGTATTTTAGTAAATCTTTATCACCAAAAAATATTGAAAATGATATATTTTTAGAAGATATCAAACGATTCGTAAAATTTAGTAAAAAATCTGGTCAAGATCCAGATAAATTTCCAAATACAATTTACTTATTTGGAGAAATACATAGAGAAGGAGTTTTAGGTACTCATTGTAAAATGGATAAAGTTGTTGATTATAATGATATGTATCATTGGATACTTAAAGAAAATGAAAAAAAGAGAGAAAAACTAGATTTTTTTATTGAGGTTGATAATAATCCTTATATCAATAAAATTGAAAACTTTAATAAAAATTCAAAAACAAAAAGAAAAAAAATTCATTTTCTAAGAATTTTATTACAAGATTGTTATAGAACAAATCGTAAAAAATGTCCATATAAAAATACTAGAATTCATTGGACAGATCCAACATATGATTACGCAAGACATAACTTGGAGAATAAAAGAAAATTGAATAAAAAAAATACATCTTGGTTAGATGATATTTATTCTATAAGAGATTATGATGAATACATAAAATATTTTACAAGATTTCCAAGAGTATTAAATAAAATCAAAAGTGAGAATGATTTATGTAAAATATTATTTGATGATGTAATAATAATAAAACAAGCTGAAAAATGTGGAATACCTAATTGGAAAAAAATAGTTGAAAAGTGTTTAAATAAGATAATTGATAATTACAAAACATTTTGGATGGAATTATCTTATATTAATAGGTTTAATTGGAATAGGTTTAATTGGAATGGAAATAGTTATGAAAGTACTCAAATAAAAGGTGGGTTAATTTATGAAGTGTATCGGTTTAAAATGGATGTATATACTTTTTTACGAATGTTCAGATCCAAGGGAGCACTATTAAAAATTAAAAAAGCTATATTTCATTCAGGTTCATTTCACACCGAAAATATGGTTTATTTGATAAACGAATTAAATATATATAATAAAACAAAAGATATAGAAGATGCAGAAAACAAGTGTTTGAAAATAAATATAAAAAGAGATATAATCAATTCATAATTATCAATTTCATTTGCTCCATTAACACCCTTGGAAATTTAAAATGGGACACCTTCGTGCTACGCACTTTGGTACAACTTTCGAGGAAAGTTGACAAAAATCTTCATTAATTATATAATATGTCTCATCATAAAAGGGAGGATTATAAATTAAATGCCGTTAAATATTATATTAAAAATAAAATTAGCATGGAAAAGGTTTGTCAAATTTTTGGTTGTAAAAAACAATCATTAACAAGATGGGTTCAAAAATATAAATTACAAAAAAATTACCAAAATGTGGAGATATAACAACAAAATTTATAAACCACATCTTCAGGTAAAATGTATTTCAGATGTTCATTTATTCCGTTAATTAGACCAACCTGAAGTATAATAAGCAAAAACAAAAACAAGCCAGAAAGGACCAATAGATATTCGAAATTCTGAGAAAACTACAATTAAACCTTTTTTGTAAGCATCGGTAGTTTTGGTTCTTTCATCTTGAGATTTACCATTCATTCCTACAACAACGTATATTGAGAATCCAACAATTGTCAATAGACCAAGTACCCTGAATGGATTTGTGAAAAGTTCTCCAACTCTTCTCCTTGATTTTTTTCTGAATACAATTGTGCTGACGGATAAAAGTGCTAATAAGATAAACGAAACATTTTCGCCATAATTTATTCCAGATTTTATTTTCGTTTGACACCAAACATCATTATACCATTATATTTTATAATATGAGTTTATTAACATTCTCGATTGATCTCAAAAAAAATAACATATTCGAGAATTACACACTCTTGGAAACACTTCTCAAAAATGGAATTCTAACAGAAAAAAGTAAAATAGAAGACAAATCCTTAATAGAATATATTATCACAAATAAACGCAACTACACTCTTGAAACTCTAATCAAACAAGGTTTCGATGTCAACACAGATTGTGATGGTCGCTCCCCACTTTATATTTCAGTTTGGAAATCTAACTTTGTAGCTTGTAAACTATTAATAGAAAATGGCGCAAATGTAAATTACCGAAGAGAAACAAATGGAACAACACCACTTTACAAAGCAGTTGATGATAACTACACAAAAGTAATTCCACTCCTTTTGCAAGCAAAAGCTGATCCCAATATCTGTTCCAAAGATGGAGCCTCGCCGATTTTGATGGCTGTTCAGAATAATAATCAGAAAAGTATCAAGATGCTTTTAGGTAGAGGGGTGGATTTAAATGTTGTGCCTTCACTTGGAATTACTCCGTTATATATGGCTTGTCAATATGATTTTTATGAAACAGTGCGTTTATTGTTGGATAATAATGCCGATCCTAATATTGATTTGCGCGATGGTTATTCACTTTTGAATGTAACTGTTAGTGAGAATAATTACCGAATTTTACAGTTGCTGATAGATTCTGGAATTGATTTGACAAAAGGTGAGGAGGATGGTGCCAGTTTATTTGCTGGAATAGAAAATTTCAGTGATGCTTGTATAAGAATACTTATTGAAAATGGTTATGAATTAGATGTTCAGGATAGTTGTGGACTGAGTCCTTTACATTATGCTGTAAAAAGTGGTAATTATGGATTGGTACTACTTTTGTTAAAAGGTGGTGCTGATGTCAATTGTGTTGATGATAATAATTTGAGTCCATTATATGTATGTGCTTTGACAACCAGTGTATTAGATTATCAAATAATGGAATCTTTATTGGAAGCCAAGGCTGATCCTAATATAAAAATAAAGAATAGTGTTACTTCAATAACCAATCCAATATTTTCCCAATATTTCTCCAGTATGACTAAAATTATAAATAACAAAATTGATTGTGATACTGTTGAAGGATTGGTAACTGGATCTACAGCTTTGTATATAGCTTCAACCTCTGGAAATCTAAAAATGGTTAAAATACTTTTGAAAGCAGGAGCAGACCCCAATATCAGATTATCAAACGGTAAAACAGCTTTGTTTGCATGTGTTTATACAAATAATTATAAAATTGCGAGTCTATTATTAAAACACGATGCGGATCCAGACTATCCATCAAATATGGTAAGAGTTGCTGGTGACAAGAATTACATAAAATGCGTTAAACTGTTGCGGGATGCTAAAGACAAAAAGTTAAATAAGAAAATGGAAGAAAGTTGTGGAGAATCCTGTCCAATATGTTTAGAAGAGATTGAAGATAAGAAAACACTGTTTATGACAAAATGTTATCATGTTTTTCATATCGAATGTTGGAAAAAATGTAAGAAGGATATTTGTCCTATTTGTAGACAAAAGGTGTAATGTTATCATTATCCTTTTGCTTACATTTTTTACTATTTATTTGTAGATGAAAAAATCTTTATTAGAATATAATGAATAATAATTCCAGAAATGGTAATGCTGCCAGAAATGGTAATGCTGCCAGAAATGGTAATACTGCTAGAAATGGTAATGCTGCTTTGCCACAACGACAAAGAAATCACAATGTAAGAAGAAATGTAATGAGAAATACAACAAGGCTCAGAAGGGGTAATGATAGAATTACTCGGAGGTTGAGAGGACAAAATATTGAAGATATTCTTTCTCGAATAAATCCTCGTAGAAATAGAATTGGTTCCACATCTGTAGAAGGTGAAGTTTACAAGATTTCGGATAGAATAAATGGTCAGACTAAACAGCTTGCACTAAAAGTTATGCCTGTAACATTAACGTATAAGGATGATAGAAGATTTGTAACTTTGGAAAAAAATAGGCATGAAATGACACTGGCAAGATCAGCAAGTCAAAGATTTCCAGATAATGTACCATTTGTTTATTATATTAATTCTGACGAGACTATATTTGATCATTTAGATGGTTGTACTGGTAATGTTATAGAATGTTTCGAGGCAAAAAGAAATAGTGGTGTAAATTCAACTAATCCTGTACTTGTTTTATTGGAAAATTCCGTATATTATGGAATTTACAAAGACATTATGAATACATCTCCATTTCCAGATAGACATATAGAAAAATTAAAACAAAAAATCGATGTTCATCCGGATAGTCAATACAGCGAAGGAATTTTTAATAAAGTTATGGGAAAGTATATAAGTAAATATTCTAACCGTGGGGTACACACATGGGTAAATGTTATGATATCAGAATTGGCATGGGGAGATTTAGATTCCGTTATAACAGATGAAAGATTAAGAATGCCGAATGGTATTAATAGATCTCCATATAATTTAAATGTTTTAAGAAATGATTTAATGTGGTGGAAAGATATTTACAAACAAATTATTACTGGAATTTTTAGATTATTAAGCATTGATATTAACCATAATGATACACATCCTGGAAATATATTATTAACATTAACCCAAGATACTAATAATGGAGAACCAAAATGGTTAGCATTAATTCATGATTTTGGCAGAGCTAAAATAATTAGAAACAGAAGAAATCGCGGTATTTATAAATATGATTTTAGAAATTTTTTCCAAGAAATGGATTCTTATACCAAATGCAGCCGATCAAAATTATCAGATACCACCGTTGCTGCTTTATCACATATTAAAGAACATATGGATAGATATTTCGAACAACTTGAAATTGGTAATTTGTCAGATCCAACAGGATTACAGCAAATGATAACCAGTACAAATCTTGAACTTGATAGGGCTTTCGGAGGAGGTGGCGCTGCTCGTGGTGGTTCAAAAACAGTAAACAAAAAGAGTAAAACAGTATATATCAAAGGAGTTGGAAAAAGAGTTGTCAAACATTTTAAGAATGGTAATAAATATGTCATCGTAAATGGTAAAAAGAAAAGATTGTAAAAAACTTGCCTTATTTGAAAGACAGTGTATTCACAAAAAATGATTTTTTTTTAATAATATATTTTAAAGTATATGAAACATATTATTATGAAACGTGTCCTAGAAAATAAGGATAAAACGGCTTTTTTAGATCAAGGTCATTTTCCCGATAAAGATTTAGTTGAAGCTTGTGTTGAAGACGTCAAAGATAAACTTATGAATCGTCCAAAAATCATTATTTATGGACGAGTTTGTTACCAACGACGTGATATTGGATTTTTTTCGGATGAATCTATGGGTTTTCATTACTCAAGAAAAATAATGAAATCAAAGCCACTTTCAAAAAATTTAAAAATATTGCTCAAGAAAATTAATAAAATATTCAAAACAAATTTTAATGGAATAATTGTTAATAGATATTGTGATTTTTGCGAATTTTGTCGTCTGATACTTATGATATAATTTTGAAGAGTTATACTTTTGAGAATTTTAATTTTTCGTATATAGCTTTTCTTATTTGTGAAGAAATAAGAAAGTATAGGTATATTGATACTTCTGTTTTTTTGGACAAATTATTGGTATTGTTAGCACATATTGGTGATCCCAATCCAAATATGAACTCATTTCAAAGATTGGAATATAAAAGGTTTGGGAAAAAATATGGGCGTGCTTCTTTTATTTATATTTTTCTTAATACGTTGCGTTCCATGGTTTATTGCTATCCAAAAAGTTTATTGGATATAAAAAATGAATATTTAGATTTGTTGAAACCAAATTCAAAAACAATTGAAGATCTTAAATTTATTATCAATATGGGTCGCACAAATATTGAAAGTGTAAATGATGGAATATTTTGTATAAATGAAAAAACATTTAAAAAAATTAAAGATACATACAACCATCTCAAAAAAGAGAAAGCAAAGAATGATTGCAGAATCTTTCCTTCGACAGGAGGAGGAAAGAAAAACTGATCTCACGTTGTATAATTATAAAAAAATGATTTTTTTAATTTCTCATTCGATATATTTTTATAAAAATTGAAGATATGCTAATCGTTGGTCTAAATGGTTTATCATCTTTAATTCGGGATAAACGTGACAACTTTTTCAGTGGCATATACAAAGAATGTATATATAACGACAACATTGTTTATGTTATGGATTTGAAAGGTATAGAAGTCATGTTGGAAAACTATTATATGATTCAAGTTCTTTTTGAAAAGAAGTTATTCACGAAAAAAACAAGAATTTGTTTCCGTCGTAAAGGTAAAATACGTAAATACAGTTTAATGAGATGGGCCAAAAAAACAAAAAATAAAGACTTGAGAAAGCAATTAGTTAAATATGGCCTTGATTGAAAATTTAATCTCATAGAAATTATAAATGATAGATCTATTCACAGAATTGTTAATTTATGTAAGTAAAAGTAGTTTAGATGGAATGCGTTTCACTATAGACAACATTAATGAAGAAGGTTTGATTACAGAATCCGTTAACGATCGTGGAATCCTTCAAGAAAATGAAGCTCTTAGACTTGTTAAAGTAGAAGATGATATTGGTTGGAGAATAGATTGGGGAAAAACTTTGAGTAAGGTTCTTTCAATGTTACCTATCCAAGACATTGACAAAGATTGTAAAGATAATGAGGAACAAATCATAAACAAATATTTTCCAAAAGTATTGAAGAATGAATTATTTTTGAAAAATAAAAATCAAGCTCATGATTTGGAGAAGAAATCCGAAATTGAAATGTTAGAGTTCGTCGCAACTGAAGGGATTGGTGCCAACCTTTTGATAAATCGGAAATTGTAATCAATTTGTTTAAACATAAACATTTTTTGGACAATCTTGAATTTATGGAGGATTGTATTAATTGTGGTATTATTGATCCCAATATGTTTATCGGTAATAAAAATTTGTTACAGATAGCAATAGAAACAAGTTCTCAAGATAGTAATGATTTTTATCATACAACTGTAGCAAAAATCGCAAAATTCGCAAATTATAACTTAATATACGTTGTAACCTAAATACTTATTTAAAGACTTTATACATATATTATATATGAGTTCTGACGTTTTTTTGAAATTTAATTACATTATTAATGATATTAATTATATTAATAAACTTATTTATAATGGTACGCTTAAATTGAAATTTAATTCTTTTTATAAAACTCTATTATTTTATTCCAAGAATTCTAAATTTATTAACCAATTACACTATTCCACCATAAATCACAATGATATTAAACCTTTTTGGAACAACCAGATTAAATCACTTTCTGATAAACTTTGGTTACCTAATTATAGTAAAAATATTTCTAATGAAGTTTCTCAAAAAATTATTAATAAACATTCTAATTTAGATAGACAAAATACCTACAATTATAGATATTGTAGAAAAATTAGATTTTATCCAAATAAATATCAAAAAAATCTTTTTGAAAAATGTTTTGGTTGTTCCAGATTTATTTACAATGAAGGTATTAAAAAATTGAGAGATGAATGGAAAAGATTAAATGATCTTGCTTCTACAAATGGT